GCACTCCCCGGATTTGTATCCGTAGAGAATTATTCTTCTCAAGGTGATGCAATTGAGGGTGAGATTGGTGGCGTAGAAGGTGTACGCTTCATTACTACAACTCAAGCAGTTCCATTTAAGGACGCTGGTGACACCGCTGGTGTTGCAAACTGCGTATCCACAAGTGGAGCAAAAGCTGATGTATACCCTGTACTTATTTTTGCAGAGGACGCAATTGGTTGTGCAACATTAGGTGGAATGGATTCACTCCGCTCTAAGGTTGTTATGCCTAAACCCGGCCCCGGTGATCCACTAGGACAGCGTGGTACGGTTGCGTGGGATACTTTCTATTCCTGTATCATCCTTCAAGACTTGTGGATGTACAGATTGGAAGTAGCCTGTACTAAACTTTCATAATTAAATAGCCCCTTCTAATGGGAGGGGTTTCACAATTAAATAAGGGAAACTTATGGATTCTTTAAAAACAAGAATTACTAACGCCCCACAAATGTCGGGGAGGAAGACAGTATCATTAGGAAGTTATACTTCCGTTGCTACTCATGCCGCAGTTAGTAATATTCTTATACCTTGGGGAGCTATCGTTATCGATACTCCAATTATCGTAACAACTGCTTTTAATCCAAGTGGTGCCTCACACGCTGAAACAGGTACAGTAGGAACATTGGCTCAGGCTGATGGATCAACCGTATCTGCCGATCCTAACGGTTTTATGGCAGGAGCGGCGGCAACAGCTAGTCTAAAGACTGTTGGTAAATTCCTCAGTTGTCGTGGTGGAACAGAGTCGCTCGGTGGAGCACTCTTAGGTACCAAGCCTTCTTACACAGTTAGTGAAACCTATTCATCTTCAGGTGAAAAGGTTGTTCCAGTAGTTCTGCAATGGACTCATGCTGGAGGAGTTGCTAGTGCCGGAGAGCTTATCTGGTGGGTTGAATATATCTATGATCCAAACATTGTTTGGGAACAAGCTAGTTTAGCCTAGTAGTATAATTCAGTAGTGGGTGGCTTTTGTCACCCACTTTTAACAACGGAGATTTAAGGAGAAAATATGTCCATAGCAGGTGGTTTATTACCAACAGAAAATTTACCCAATCAAAAAAGGCATGATAATTACGTTCCGGCAGGTGATGGTCGTTTTGTAGTTCTTCCTAACGGCATGAAAATGGCGGCTGAATGGAAAAAGGGTGATGAAGTTCCAGAGGGTCACGCTGTAATTAATATTGAGTACGGCAAGGATAATACGGAAATGGGGCCAGTTCCGGTGACACATGGAGATTGGACAATAGTGATACCAAGAGGAACAGACAGAGTTGTACCTCTTCAACATATGAACATACTGAATGATGCTATTACTACCGATTACTTCCAGAAGGATTTGTCACAGGGGCTTACACCAAGGACTAACAGGCGATTTAACTTTACAGTTAAGAAGTATCCTAAAACAGGACAAAAAGCAGGTGTCGAATTTGATGATAAGTCAGAACCAATAACAAAGGAAGATATAGAAGGTGCATTAGAGCGTCATGAGGTGATTGACCTTGACCAGAATTAATGAATCGAAAGCAAATAAGAGAACGTGCCGAAACCGCATTACAGGATACATCTAATAAGCATTGGTCTGATGGAGAATTAAATACATACATCGATGATGCTTGCAATGAATTTACACGGCGTGTAAGGTACCCTCAAGTAGAAGGTTACGCTACTAATGGATCGTCTGGAACTACTATAGGTGAAGCTACCAAAACAGGTACGCTTACTACCAATAGTAAAACCGCAACGATTACATTTAGTTCTGTACATGGATACGCAGAGGGCGATGCTATTAATGTTGCTGATGGTGCTCCTACTCAGTATATTGGGACATTCATTGTTTCTGTTCCATCTACAACTACTATAACCTACAAGATTTCAACTAGCGGTGCAGTAACCGATTCTAGCGTTACTGTGTTTAAAGTTGGCCCTAAATTTACAATCCCCAGCACAATTTCAGAGATAGTTTCTATCAGTATAGATGGTAGAGAACTGAATATCTTTACAGAATCTGAACTTAATGCCGCCGCATCTTCAAGCGGTAATAGGCATTTCATGCTGGAATCCTCAATGGGATTTCATCCCAATGCATTCTCCTCAGTAGTAGCTTCAACAGATAATACTCCTAGGTGGCGTGATCAAAACGGCCCTATAGAAGCCGCAGTCTTTAACAATAGAACATCGAACACATTTAGAATATATCCCCTTCCAAAAGATTTAAAAGATTTATATATAGATAAGGATGCAACAGCAAAGGTATTTCATTCCCTTAAGGTGCGTGGTGTTCCCAAGGATAGTACATTAGCAAGTGATACAACGGAGCCAAAGGTGAATGCGTATTGGCACGAGGGATTAGTATGGGGTACACTAGAGAGAGCATATTTAAAAGAATCACAGCAACGAAATACTGAGAAGTCAGGATTTTATAGACAGAAATTCATGGAAATTGTAGCTCAAGCAGGTACAATGGAAGGTATGACTTCTGGTGCCTTGTCAGAGGGCAGGAATCAGTCAGGTTTTGTGGTTAATAGGAGTTTGTAATGGTAGAAGAATTAGTAGAAGAAAGGGTAAAACCTAAAAAGAAGAAAACTAAGCCCACAGCTAAGGAGTTAAAAGAATCAAGAAAAACAATAGATTTTTGGAAAAAATCAAAAAAAGGGCCGGGTTACGTACCAGAAAAAAAGAAGCCTGTAGTAAAGAAGAAAAAACAGAAAATACCTCCCGAAGGGATAAGTCTTGGTAGTTCTTCAACAACTACATGGAAACAAACTCCAACGAGTTATGCTGTTGATACGAGAGAGCATAAGAAAAAATATAAGAAGTGGTTAAATAGTAAAAACAGGAATTGGGCTAATCGTCCAGTACGTCCACCACCAGTTGGTGCGGTTGCACAAGTGAAACGTAAAACTGATGGAAAAGGTAATTCTCAGTCAACTTTTAAAGGGCCGGGAGGAATGAAGCCTAAGTATATGGACTTGTATGGTAACTGGTTGGAAAAGAAAGATAAGGCTAAAGCTAAAAAAAGAAAAATTGGTGACGTAAGAAATCGTATTCTTAAAGGATTAAGGGAACAAAAACAAAAATAATGCCTTTCGCATCAGACAAACAGAGAAGATACTTGTACGCAAAAAAACCAAAAGTAGCTAAGAAGTTAGCAAAGAAACACAATAAGAAAGGCTTCTTGGGTTCAAGAGGGTTGTACTAATGGCCCATGAAGTAACGGAGACTGTAGAATTCGATGGCAGATATCATGTCAGACCTACTGTAGGAAAGAATAAAGGTAAGTCTCTCAAGGTCTTTGATACAGAAGAAGAAGCAAATAAATGGGCAGAGAAAAGGTCTAGGGAATATAAACCAACAATGGCAAAACGTGATTACAAGGACGAGTATAAAAAGTTTCAGAAACATAAGAGCGGTTACAGGGCAAAGCTAAACAAGTACAACCGCAAGAAGGGCACATACGGCAATAGGGATGGATTAGATGCATCTCATAAAGGAGGCAAAATAAAAGGGTTTGAACCACAGTCTAAGAATCGGGGTAGACGAGAAAAAAGTAGAATTGGCTTTTTAGAAAAGAGAGGATTATGAAATTAGGTAAAAGAAAGTGGATAAAAGGTGGTGCCCCTGAAAGAGGTGGCTTTGATGAGAATTTACTTAAATTTGGAGGCGGAGGAGGCCGAGGCGGTGGCAGGAGCAAGCCAAAAGCACCTTCCAAGAAAGCCAAGACCAATGTAAACAAAACTGGTAAGGCAGATTCAACAGCTTCTGGAGTAGAAGAAATGGGTGGACGTAGTGCTAAACTACAGTCAAGAAAATCAGGAGCAAACCTTGCTGGTAATGCAAGGCGTAAAATACCAAGAGGGGATTTAACACCACCTTCTGGATGGGGGCCGGGTATGGGGTCACCAGTTCCTAGACAAAAATTGTTACAGCGGCAAGCAAAGAAAGATGCAAAAGCACAGGAGAGAATAAAAAAAGAAAAAGTTAAAGAAAAAATAAGTGGTATGGTAAAGAGGGCAAAGAGAGATAAGGAGTTTGAAGCTAAAATTGGTAAGAAGGGGGTAGCAGAAGCTAAAAAAGCATACGAAGGTTTGTATGGTGGTTGGCTAACAAGTAGTCCGTAATAGAAGAAAATGAGTGCAGGAGTATACAATATTGAAATAGAACAAGGTGCTGATTTTGCATTAGCAGTAACTTATGCTGATTCCGCAGGTCTGGTTTTTGACCTGTCTTCAGGTTATACTGCAAAGATGAATATTAAAGAGTCATATCTTGATGCTGACCCAATTGATAGTTTAACTAATGCTTCTGGTGAGATTACACTAACTAATGGTATAGGGGCTTCAGTAGCAGGGACAATTTCAATAGATTCAAGTAAAACAGTAGTAACAGTAACGATAGGTTCGGGTGAACATGGCTTTGGTATAGGTGATGAAATAAATATTTCGGGTGCCGCTCCAGATGAATATAATGGCGTTTTTGAAGTAGTATCTATTCCAACGGCGGCAACCTTTACTTATGATGCAGTAGCAGGAGATACAATTACAGATACTTCAGTCAATTTTTATGAGATACAACCAAACATATCCGTGGATATTGGACATGGAACTACAGGGGCATATGACTTTAGTAACGCTTTTTATGACCTAGAAATATCCCAAGCAACAACAAATCAAAAGGTTTTAAGAGGGAAAGTAACCTTAGTAAGAGAGCTTAACTAATGGCAACAAATCGAGTAAAAGTAGCTACCCCCGGCCCCGCTGGTGTACCGGGTTTAACGTATGAGGGAGTGTGGCAAACCGGGCAAGTCTATCAAGTACGAGATTGTGTACGTTTTACAGATGGGAACCTGTACGTTGTAAATGTACAGCACACATCATCATCTTCTAATACACCACTTCTTAACGTAGAATTCTGGTCACTATTTATAAATGCAGACGATGCATTTCAATGGGCAACAAAGGCAAAGTATGCACTAATAGGGGATTCATTAGGTAATTCAGGATATAGTGCGCTCCATCAATCGGCAATGGCGCAGGATTGGGCAAAGCTCACTACCGATGCTGTAAGGAATGATGCGAATAATGCAGATGTAGGCTATAGCGCAAAAGCATGGGCGATAGGCGGAACTGAGGTAACAACCACAGCATCACGAGGAGCCGCAAAGGAGTGGGCGACAACTACAGGAGGATTTGTAGATACGGCAGAGTATTCTGCAAAAGAATATGCACAGGGTTCAGTTTTAGCGGCAGGAGGTTCAGCTAAAAACTGGGCACAACTAGCAACCACTCCATCAACAGTAGCTACAGATGCTTCTGCTAAAGAGTGGGCTATTGGTACATCTACACATAAAGGAGATGGTTCAGCAAAAACATGGTCAACTACAGGTAAGCATACAGTAGTACCCGGAACCTCTGTATATAGTGCTAAACACTATGCGGCAAAAGCAACAGACTGGGCATCTCTTACAACGGATGCAGTTACTAATGATGCTAATAATGCGGATGTTGATTATAGTGCAAAGGCTTGGGCAATAGGTGGTACAGAGGTAACAGCTACAGCCTCCAGAGGAGCGTCTAAAGAATGGGCAACAAAAACGAGTGCGGCTGTAGATACCTCAGAATTTAGTGCCAAAGCATATGCTATAGGTGGAACAGGTGTAACTACATCTTCAGGTAAGGGTGCCGCTAAAGAGTGGGCAACTACAACAAACGGAGCGGTAGATACTGCTGATTTCTCTGCTAAGGCATGGGCAATTGGTGGTACAGGAGTAACTGACACAGCCGCTAAAGGTGCCGCTAAGGAATGGGCTATTGAAGCAAGTGGAACAGTAGATGGTACCAGCTATTCATCTAAGGAATATGCACATGGAACTCAGGGTAGTACAGGCGGTTCATCAAAGGATTTTGCACAGAAGACAGATGGAGGAGTAAGTGGGGCTACCTCATTTCATTCTGCCAAAGCATGGGCTGTTGGAGGAACAGGAGTCACAACAACAGCTTCTAAAGGAGCGGCAAAGGAATGGGCCACTACTACAGGAGGTAAGGTAGATGGCAGTTCAGGTGATTATAGTTCAAAGGAATATGCAATAGGAACCACAGCTTCAACTGGAGGTTCAGCTAAAGATTGGGCTACCTACACAGCGGCAGATGTTCGTGGGGCAGGTACAGGCGATATGTCCTCTAAGGAATGGGCCGTTGGTATACTAGGTAGAGGAAATGCAGGAGAAGGATCATCTAAAGATTGGGCCACAAGAACAGGAGCTACCGTTGATAATGCAGGATATTCGGCACAGGAGTGGGCATTAGGTACAACAGTAGCGGCAGGTTCAGCTAAGGATTGGGCAATACAGGCAGAAGACTCTGTAGTAGACGGTGGATCGGGGTATTCAGCCTTACATCATGCGGCAAAATCATCTGCTTCTGCTACAGCGGCGGCGGCGAGTGAGACAGCGGCAAATGCTTCCGCAGATGCAGTAGCAAAGTATATGGATGCTTTTGATGATAAGTATCTTGGAGCAATGTCAGATAGTGCTACTCAAGGCACTAACCCTACCACAAACGGTACTTGGGCTAAGAACTCATCCTCTATTACAGTAGTCAGTAATACTAATATAAAAGTAGGTCAAGTTGTAACTGGAACAGGAATTCCCACCTCTCCAGCCCCTAATGTTTTATCCATCAACGGTACCACAGTAGTTATATCAGATAATATGGATGCGGCAGGATCAGCCGTAGCACTTACTTTTACAGGTTATGGTATATATGGTACTTTCAACGGCACAAAGGATGGCCCTGCAACGGACAATGACAATGGGGCACTAGCTGATGGAATGTTGTACTTCAATACTACAGACGATGTAATGAAGGTCTATGATGCAACAGCAGGAAACTGGAAACAACTACAACCAACCACAGCGGAACAAACAGCTATTAATACAGTATCGACTAATATTACAGATGTTAATACATTTGCAGTACGGTACCGAATAGCATCCTCCGCACCCTCATCTAGTTTAGATACAGGAGATTTATATTGGAATACTACATCAAATGAATTATTTGCCTACGGTGGAGGAGCATGGAATATAACAACTCCCAATGCCGCTAATCAAGCAAACATTGATATAGTCGCAGGAGAATTAATATATAAAGAGGATTTAGGACTTATTACAGGGACAGTTATTTCAACAACAGGAAACAATATAACTGATGTTGCTGATAACGAAACTAATATAAACGCAGTTGCTGGGAATATAGCGAATGTAGCGGCTGTAGGGGCAATAAGTTCAAATGTTACAACCGTTGCTGGAATAGCAAGTGACGTAACTGCGGTTGCAGGGGATGCTACTGATATCGGGGCGGTAGCCGCTAAAGCTACAGAGATAGGTAGACTTGGTACTGCTGATGCGGTGGCAGACATGGCAATACTTGGTACTACTGATATTGTAGCGGACATGGCGTTATTAGGGACAACGGCTTGTGTGGCAGACATGGCTATCTTAGGTACAACTGATTGTGTTGCTGATATGGCTATCCTAGGAACAGCAGATGTTGTAACAGATTTAAATACTTTAGGAACAGCGGATGTAGTAGCTGATCTGAATACCTTGGGTACAGCCGATGTAGTTAGCGACATGAATACGTTGGGTACCTCAAGCAATGTAACCAATATGAATACCCTTGCAGGTATTTCATCAAATATTACAACGGTAGCAGGTATATCAAGTGATGTGACTGCGGTTGCCGCAGATGCAACAGATATTGGAGCAGTAGCCGCTAAAGCAACTGAAATTGGTCGCTTAGGAACAGCCGATGCAGTAGCAGATATGGCTTTACTTGGGACTACTGCCTGTGTAGCAGATATGGCTATATTAGCTACTTCAGATATAGTAGCGGATATGGCAATACTAGGAACAGCGGATGTTGTAAACGATATGAATATATTAGCTACTTCAGATGTAGTTGCCGATATGAATACATTAGCTACGGCTGATATAGTTGCTGATATGAATACGCTGGGAACTGCGGATGTTGTTGCTGATATGAACACATTAGCAACTGCCGATGTAGTGGCAGATATGAATACGTTAGGGACTGCTGATGTAGTAACCGACATGAATACATTGGGTACGGCGGATTGTGTATCTGATATGAATACACTAGGGACATCCCAAAATGTGACTAATATGAATACATTGGCAGGGATAAGTGCTAATATAACTACAGTAGCAGGAGTATCAGCAAATGTTACAACAGTCGCAAATAGTATAGCAGATGTAAACCGTTATGCGGCTGAATATACAATAGCCGCATCTGCACCCGGATCACCAAGTGAAGGTGATTTGTGGTACGATAGTACTAATAACGTATTAAAATATCATACAGGTTCTGCGTTTGCGGCAATAGCCGCTGGTATCGGAGAAGTATCAGATGATACTAGTCCAACACTAGGCGGTGCCCTTGATGCAGATGGCAATAATATTACCAATGTTGCTACAATTAGCGGCGCAAACTTAAACATAGATTTCGGGAGTATAGCATAAGGAGTAAAAATGGCGAAACAATTACAAATACGGCGTGGAACTACTGCACAACACGCTACTTTTACAGGGTTGGTTGGAGAATTATCTGTAGACACAGATACTGACCAGCTTCGTGTCCACGATGGTTCAACTGCCGGAGGTATATTACAGGGGCCACCACTTGGTACTATAATTGCTGTAGCCTCTGGAATAACTGGAGCATATACCCTTCCATCAACAGGTGCAGTAGGAGTAGGTGGTTGGCAACTATGCGATGGTGCAAGCATTCCGGGTGCGGCTACCTTAAGTGGTAACGCTCCTACATTAAATGATGGGAGATTTTTACGAGGACATACACATGGGAACGTAGGGTCTACAGGTGGTGCAGATACGGTAACAATATCAGAAGCTCAACTACCTTCCCACACTCACTCTGGAAGTACATCCTCACAAAGTTCATCAACTTCAGGTGGGCCTAGTAATAACACTACAGGCACTGTATCATCAAACCACACCCATAACAGTGGTAGTAATACAGGCGGTCACCAACATGGTAACTACAACACGACTGGTTTTGGTGGTTACGGTGGAAGTGGTATTAATGGATATTCATGGGGTAACCAACGAACTTTAGTTGCAAACAATGGTGCTCACCATCATGGAAATACAGGAAACTTTAGTGCTAACCACACCCACGCAATGCAGAGCCACACCCACAGTTATTCCCACACACACGGAATATCAATTGGTAGTACAGGTTCAGGGAGTGCAGTTACTATTACCCCAAAGTACTTAAATGTGGTATATTTGATACGAGTACAATAATTAACTTCTAAGAGAAAGAGATAAAATGGCTATAAAAAACTATATTGCAACCGACACTTACAGCGTTGTGGATAACATCCGACTAAACAGAGCAGAGAAAACATTAGATTTTTCTGTAACTGTTTATGCAGATTCTTCTAAGGAAATAGAAGAAACAAAACAGGAGTATATGGTGGATGGACATACTCCCACACCTTCTAGCATTGAAGCTGTTGTGGATGCTGATCCAGCCGCAGTTGACGGCGATGTAGATGCCGCAACAATACCTGTATACCTTTCTTCAAGTAAACATACTGACCCAGCATGTCTATTAACATGTTCAGAAAATGGCGGTAAGAACTTCGATTATGATGACGGTGCCGCCGTAGGAACAGAGCCTAATTCTTCAACATGGGTATGGCAACCGATAAGTGCAACTGAAGAGTATTACAAAGATAAGGCAGGTCAACATTGGTATGTTCCTCATGATAAAGGTACAGTAACTAAATGTAGCGCACCTTTTACCAGTACAGATTTTGATACTTGGTTTGGTGTTGACACTATAAATAAGGATGATACAAACTTGGTAAAACAATGTTATTTATATATCAAGTCCCTTTCCTTATTTGCTAATGTAAAGGATGCATAATAAAACTTATTATTTCCGTTGGAAATATAAATACTTCTGGCATAAATTAAAAGTAATGGGCCATAAGTACGAAGAGGATCAAAACAAGATGGTTCTTTTCATTCCAGATGGTGGGATCAGAGAAATTGCTCGCTGGTCTAGCTGTGAGTGTAGCCTAGGGGTAGATTGGGCCTTAGCGACAAAAGAGCAAATAAAAGAAGAAGCAGGACAATAAGGAGGAAAAATGACACAAAAGTATTTAGTAACGGAGACTCACAAGGGTAACCTGAGCTAATAAGGTCTTATCCTTATTCTGCGTAGAAAATTTATAGCTCTTGCTATTTTAGCAGGGGTAACTGTACTTCCTGAGCCTATCTCTGCAACTTTACTGAGATGGAGGCCAGTTGATTACCATCCACGATTTAGGTGTAAGTGTGGGTGTAAAACCTGTAAAATGGATAAAGACTTTTTAGACAGGTTCCAAAAGATAAGATCAGAATGGTATAGAATAACAGGAAAAGATTTAATAAAATCAATAAGTTCAGGATATAGATGCCCTTCTCACAACCGAAGGGTTTCAAAATATGCATCGAAAATTGATGGGTCAGGGCCACATACAAAGGGGAAGGCAGTTGATATAAAAGTCTCAGGGAAGGATGCAACACGACTTTTTAGAATTGCTAAGAAACACATGAGTGGCATTGGCTACAACTTAAAAGGTAGAAACCGCTCTCATTTTCTCCATGTGGATTCACTAACACCTGAAGAGGCAGATAGACCAGCGGTATGGAGTTACAGATAAAAATATTAATTATAGTATTATTGGCATTATTAACTGGGTGTGTAAGTAAACCTCAGCCAGAAATTGAGAAGAAAATATACTCAAATAATTTTACCACATTAGAAATACGGTCATACTGGACATTATGTCAACAGGCCTTTTTACAGAAAAATCCTTATACTCCTGTGCCTGTTCTTATAAAACATTGTGACTGCTATTCTGATTATGTTAGGAGAACATATAAGGATGCAAAAGAACTTGAATATAAGTCTGTTGAATCTTTTAAAAACCTAACAAAGAACTTAATAATCGAGTGCAATATGAAACTTCAGCAGGAACAGGCACTCGCTGATCCTGCATCATTATAATGGAGACAACATGGCAGAAGAACAAAAACAAGAATACACGGTTTATACTTTCAATTGGAAGGAACAGAAAGGAGAATGGCAACATCTAGAGGTTATAGGACATAAATACTATGAGGACACTAATAGGATGGTCTTATATAAGGAAGATGGAGGTATATTTGAAATTCCACGTTGGAATGAAAATTACTCTAATCTTGGAGTCGATTGGGCTAATAAAGTAAAATTACAATACGAGGAAGAATTAGCTAAAAACCCCAAAGATAAGGAGGAACCCGATGAACTCAAAGGAAATAATTGACTTAGTCCAAAATTTAGGAGCACCAATTGTTTACAGTTTACTAGCTTTATGGTTTATTAAATTTCAATTTGTAAAGGCAGAGGATGCGGCTACAAGAGGAAGAGAAGAGAGGCAAAGGATTATAGACGATTTTACCAAGAGGGATTCAGACAATGATGCGAGAGTATTTGCGTTAGCACAACAAAGTAATGATGCTATTAATAAAATGGCGGCGAGCTTAGAGGCTAACACAAAATCTATGGACAACTTACTTAATCAAATAACAAACCAAACATAGAGATATGTCAGTTAATGAGAAAGTTCAATTAATTAGGTTTTATGCTAGGTTTGCTATTGCAATAGTTGCAATGACAATCTTTAGCTACATAGTTCACATGATGTTAGTAGCTAGTGATGAAATGACTTCATCCTCTAAGGATTTACTCAATATTCTTATTGGGGCTTTCATCCCCATCCTAGCTGGCATTGCTAAGTTCTATTTTGAATCAGGCGGTGATCTTCACCAAGAACCAGAAGATAAGTTACTGCCTCCACCTAAACCAACAAACGGAGAAGAAGATGAATCCAGCTTTACTAATTAATGTTATTCAAAGTTTAGTAGTAGACAAGGCACAAGACTTGGCAGTCGAGCATGTGCAAAAGGCTATAAATGAAAATCTTAGTGAGAAGCAGATGATGTTATTGGATGCTGTGGTCGAGGAAATGCCAGATAATCCATTCAAGTCTATGAAAGAATTATTTAGCTGATGCAATTAAGTAAGAACTTTGCACTACGAGAACTAACCGCTAGTCAGACAGCTATAAGAAAGGGGATAGATAACAGCCCTAATCAAGAACAACTGATTAACTTGGCTGTACTGACAGCAAAGATACTTCAACCCTGTAGAGATAAGTTTGGCCCTATTAATATTAATTCAGGGCTGAGGGTGTTAGCTTTAAACCGTGCAATAGGTTCAGGAGATAAGAGCCAGCATACTAAGGGAGAAGCGGCTGATTTTGAAACTAGTTCAGTCAGTAACTATAAACTAGCAGATTGGATAGAAGCAAATTTAGAGTTTGACCAGTTAATCTTAGAATATCCGGGTAAAGACCCAAGAGACGGATGGGTACATTGTTCATTTAATAGATTAGGCAATAGAGGACAAATATTAACTGCGGTCAAGGAAAAGGGCAAAACATTGTACAAAAAAGGGCTACGTACTAATGGCTAAGAAGAAGGCTAGAACTGGGAACGGCAATCCCTACAGGGATAAACGGAAACTAAAAGAAAAGAATAGAGAACAATGAGTACACTAAAAGTAAATGAAATCCGTCACATTAGTAATACAGGTACAGCTAATTTAGTACTTGAATCTAATGAAAATACTAACCTTCAAACCACAAGTACAAAGGGGTTAACTGTAGATGGTACATTAACTGTCTCTGGCGTAGCCACCTTAAATGGTAACTCAGTAATAGGCAACGCTTCTACAGACACACTTACCTTAACTTCTACCGTTAGTGGTTTTAATAATTTCTCTGGATTTACTGGTGAAATACGGATGTATGCAGGTAATGCCGCTGGGAATGCCCCTCCTACTGGATGGTTATATTGTAACGGTGATACCATAAGTGAAACCTCTGGTAATGGAGGTACTCACTATAACTCAGATGGCAAGGGTAATGATTATCAATCGCTTTTTAATTTACTGAAAGCAACAAGTGATTTTGGTAATTCAAGTTCAGCCGCATGGGGAACAAACACAGTAAAGGTTCCTGATTTCAGATCAAGGTCACCAGTAGGTGTGGGAACAGGAGCGGCTACTTCGATAGGTAATGGCGCAGATAGTGCCGCCCTCTCTGTAAGAACATTAGGCGATACAACTGGTGCAGAAAACCACGTTTTAACTACAGCACAAATTCCTGCCCACTTACACGGTGCAACTAGTCAGGATAGCGCTACAGGTGCTACAGCGTCATTAGCGGCTATTACTGCTAATGTACCAGACCACGTACACGCATATGCTCACACACACGGTACCCCAGCAACTGATACTGGAGGAGTTAGCACAGCTAATACAGGCGCTGGTTCACCTCACAACCATGATAATGGTGATTTTGATAAGCTGATGAAGAGAGACGGTCAGCACACAATGGCGGCCTTTGATTCTTCTCCTGATGAGCCTAGTCTTAGTAGATGTGCTGATATACTACCTGAGTCTACTCACACTCACCCCATGCCCCATACGCATGAATTACCAGCTATGACAACAAATAGTCAGAGTACAACGAATACAACAACAACGACCAACACTGCTATAACATTTAATAGCCCTGCAATAACAATTGCTAATGACTCTCACTCACATACAATAACCACAACAAATACAGGTGGGGGAACAGCGCATAATAATCTATCACCAATAATCGCAGTCAATTACATTATAAAAGTTTGATGAATGGCTTTAGACAGACAAACAGATTTTACTGGAGGCTTGAACACACGGATACCAGCGCACAAATTGCCAGAGAATATGGTGCAAGCCGCAACCAATGTGGATTTTTCTCATGGAGATATACGGCCTGACACAGGTATAGGAGGAGACGGAGGCGGTAAGCAATTCTACTATGAAAAAGGATTATCTTGGGTTAGCACGGACGGAGTAGGTGGTCAAACCTCATATCCAATAACTGTAATACAAGCAGGAGCTTCAAGTACAGTAGCAAGTAATACAGATTTAGGTAACCCCCTTTTTATCAAAGAAACAGGTATCTACCAAATAGGTACAACTCCTACCTTTACTGTTAATACAGGAACAAATGTAATTACCACAAGTACCGCCCACGGACTAGCTGATGTTGATCCTAATAATATTATAAGATTTACTTCAACAGGAACCCTCCCTGCTGGTTTATCAGTAGATACAGATTACTACGTTCTTACAACCCCTTCTTCAACTACCCTCACGGTATCTTCAGCAAACGAAGGCTCTATTGTTAATATTACAAACACAGGTTCAGGGACACACTCTGTAGAAGTAATAGTTTCAATCAATGACACAGAATTAAGTCTTGGTTCTGTTTCCTCATTTGCAGAGTACAGCGATGATTTGTATATGGGCCGAGATTCCTTCTCAATTACAGCCACTACTGTTACAAGTGGATCAACTGCGGTTCAACTTACTGCGGCTGATGCTGTTAAAGTTATGGTGAATGATAAGTTTACTGGTACAGGGATTGCTAAAGATACAACCATAGAATCTATAAACTATGGAACTAGTATTGTTACACTTAATAAAGTAGCAACTGCAAGTGGTTCAAGTGTTTCTCTTACGGTACATACTGCCCCAGTAAGATTAATAGATGGGATACTAGGTAATGTATACCCACTAGAAGTTCCAAGACCAGACCCTACCTTTGTATCCGTTGATGACTTACCAGATAATAGACCTGCAAATATAACAAGTCACCACTCCAAAGCATTCCGCACAGAAAACTTTCCTATACCTTTTCAGTATGGTATAGCCAGATTTGATGAAGCTACTGGTGTAGAGGGAGGAATATCAAAACTTTCATCTACAGATTTAAGTGTGGGTAATATTGGTAATGATGCAAATAGTGTAAACATACCAATAATAGTAAAACACAAGATTGGAAAGAAAGACGCAAACTCTCAACTTTATGGTAAGTTTGCTTTATATCGTGTAGGAGGAACATCAACTGTAGTAAAGAAGGTAGAAGATATATATCTTACCTCTGAAACTGATGGAACCCCACTATCTGTAGATGTAGCCACGAGTACTAATGATATAGCTGTTCAGGTAGCTGGAAAACCAACTGGAGCAGAATGGAAGGTTAAGTGGTTCGGATATGGAGATGGAACCGCACGAAGGGCGTACTCTTCAAAGTCAATTTCCAGTATCACTATTGGAGGAACAAATAACAGTTACTCTTCCGCTCCAACTGTAACGATAGCGGCCCCCTCTGGTTCAGGAGGGAAACAGGCCACAGCTACCGCAGTTTTAACAGGAGCCTCAGTTTCTAATATTATTATTACAGAAAAAGGAAGTGGGTATGAATCAGTACCTACTGTTACAATCACAGGTAATTGTACTGGTACTGCGGTAGTCGAACCAGTTAGTTATCAAGGGGAAACTTCTTTTTTTTCTGATGTAAGCACAGTACATAAATTATATGGAGGTAGTGCCTCTCACAATATAGACCTTCACTTTGTAGTTAAATTCACATCAGATGCTATAGATACTGTAACAGGCTCACCATATAGTGATGATACAAGGGAATATATATTTGCCAGTACCAACGTGGATGCAACAACCGTTACAGGCGATGACGGAGTCGGGTCTCATGATGGGTGTGGTTCTTACATAGACTTTATTCCTCCACGAGCATTAATAGAGATAGAGCCTATAAGTGATCCATCCGTTATTCCGTATAACCTACAGTATCTTACTGAATTTAATAACTTTTTTCTAGGGGCTGTGGATAAGAGGTTGTACATAAGTAATTATGCAAGCCCTAATAACTTTTCAATAGATGGATATTTAGACTTTGATGCCCAAATTACAGGAATAATATCAAGAGGAGGAGAAGCGGCTGTCTTTACTGAATATAGTGTGTTCCGTGTATATGGTAATGCTCATAATGAAATGAGAAAAGTACAGGTACCAACTGTACATGGTTGTCCTGTAGGAGCGAGTAAGACAATTGCTAAAATCAAGGATTCAATAATGTATGTTTCTCATTCTGGGTTATGTTTTTTTGATGGAAGAAATGTGACTGTATTAACAGATAGACTTCTTCAATCCTTTACAAAACCAAGTGCAACCTTTTCAGAGAATGTAGCTGGGGTCGTAAATGATACATATTATCTACTAGCCCCTGCAAGTGATGGTTGGAAAGTTGATATGAGGGATACCCCTAAAATTTGTGTTACAACAAACAAAGCAACTAACTTACATTACAGGGGTGTAAACAATAAATTATATTCTGAGGCTGGTTATATAGGTGGGGCACTTACAGCTAATAAATTTTCATTTGAAACTAGGGATTTTACTGGTGGTAATATTACCGCAGAAAAGGCATACTATACAGTATACGTAACAGGTTCAGACTTTTCTGGCACTGTCAATATTAAATGTGACGGTTCATTAATAGACACATATAGTTACCCCTCAGTTATCCCTGAATTTAATAGAGCACTCTCTATATCTTCAGCGAAGGTGGCAAATAGGGCTAGTATTGAGTTTGTTAATTGTACAGGTAAGATAGCGTCCGTTTCAATCAAGTATGATAATCTTGCAGAACAACAAAAGAAAAGATTTAACTTTGTTACCTTAACTTACACAGGAACGCCAACCGTGCTTGTTAAGGTAGATTCAGTTGAAAAAATAAGTGCCACAACCTTAAACGACCCCGGAACAGGTAATACAGGAACAGCAATTCTTTACTTTCCGGCAATGACAGAAGGGCATATACCTCATATTACTACAGATGAAACAGAAACAAGTCGAATTTCTGGTTCAGTTTTTGATGCGGAGGTTATATAATGGCAGTAATACCAAGTACAGGAATGTCAGACTCAGACATTTATTTTAATATAGAGGATGAAGTTCTTAGAGAAACATTAAGGCAATTGTTTGACAATACAAGAAAACTTAATGATAAAATTGAAACCTTAATAAGCCGTGTAGAAAAACTTGAAGAAGTAGAAATTGTTCAGGCGGCAGAAATATCGCTCCAGCTTGGGACAATCGCATGATAAAAGAAAGACAAGTATTTCAGGCATTATTAATAGAATATCTAGGGAAGCCTACAATTAAGGTTACAATAGATGGCAATAACATTTTGTCACCAACAGGAAAGACGCTACCGGAACATCTTGTACGACAGACAAGGAGAATATCTCTACCTAAAGGAGCACATGGATATGTAGCTCAGATGACTTCTGACTTAACAGATATAACACGATACCAGTTTGAAGCACAACCAGAGGGGAGTTTTAAGGATAATACATTATTCCATTACTATGAAATAACTTTTAATAAAAATATACAAATTAAAATGTTCATGGACGAAGAGTCAGTAAAACCAAATAACAACATTGACAAAACTGTTTCTCTAATACCAAGAAATGGAAGGAATCAAGATACAATAAAGGTTTATTTCCCTCCCCTGACTTATGGGTATATCCCCCATCTTGAACAAGTTATATCTTCTGTTCAGAAAGGTCAAATTCTATCCTCAAGACCAGTGGCACTGCCAGTTAAATATTACAAAGGGCTTAAGTCACACACAGAATACCAAGTCACTTATCAAGGAGAGGTGGAGTTAGCCCTTTTTATGGACGGCGAGCAACTATCTAAAGAGTGGCTTCCAGAAGTAGTAATACCACAAGATGGAGGGTATAAGACACATAAGGACTATTTTCCTGCTAACTCATCTGGTCAGGTACTCCAATGGATACAGACGGATGGAGATGGAGATATAGCATTATTAGAAACAGATCAGACTCTATTAGATGTGGAGCAACCTCAACAACCTACACCACAGGGGCAGTAATATGATGAAAAGAGAACCGGGATTTATGGGATTGGCAAAACGTAATGCCAAGAAAAAACCAATATCACCAGAACAACAACAGTTCCGTCAACAATTGGGACAGGAGATGCAAGCAGACCAAGCACAAGAACAGGGTATGGTGGATAAGATGTCTGCATATAATCGTATGCAACAAGATAAGCAGAGGATGATGGAAATACCAAAAGAGTATGAACCTTCTCAAGGTGGTGAAATGGAAACATTAGCATATGTTAATCCTGAAGAGATGCAGATGCTAAGAGAAGCAGGTGGTTCTGGTGAAATGACTGAGTATGGTGTGCCTAGTTTTGCTAGACCTGAAAATTATAAAGGGCCGAAGACAAGGAAAACGAGTTCACCAAAGAAATACGGATCAACAAATTTAGGAACAGGGAATAGAAAGGCAAATAGAGGAGACAAGAGTAATATGTCAAGAGGTGGAGGATGGTCGCATGGAGGGCCGGGATCGGATGAAGGTGCTGGTGCCGCATACAAAAGAAGCCAAGCACAAGCGGCTAATGCCGCAAGAGGGCCGGGAAGGGCTGGTTTTAGTACTGTAGGAGGCGGCGGAGGCGGCTCTCAATACAAAACAGGTAGCGCACATGGAGATGCTGTAGCGGCTAGAGGCGGTGAGAGTGGTGGAACTGGAGGAACACATCCAACTGGGCCTCCACCCGGAGTATCTCAAGCTCAGTATAACCAGTTACAACGACAGTATGATGAATATAAAGGGGGTGAAGCGGCGAGACAGAAAGAAGCCGCAGATAGGAGGATGCAAAATTATCGCAAGTCTGAAAGGGCTAAAAGACTTGGAGAATATGAAGGATATAAAGGAGAAGCTAAAGGTCTTGGTGCTGAAGCTAAAGGTGTAACTGGTGAGTTTGGTAAAGATGCAACAAAACTGGCAGGGTATCAATCTAAATTTGATACAATGGCAGGAGAGGCAAAGACTAGAGGAGATGAAGGAGAAAAGTTTCTTCAAGGAGAAGGTATAAAATATACAGATGCGGCAGGTAAAGGTGCAGAAGCTCTTAAAGGAATAGGTGAAGGATATAAGGGGGTAACTGGTCAGGGCATGGTAGATGCCGCTAAAGCTGGTCAGGAAGGTTTTGAAGCGGGAGCTAAAGATTTAGGTGAAGTTAGGGAACAGTTTGGTCAAGAAGGATTCCAAAAGGATGTAGGAGGATATGAAAGCCAGATAGCAGGGTTAGCTGAAAAAGCTATGGGCGGTGATCTCGGTCAACGAGAAGCTGGAATGCTGAGAGGTCAGATGGAGGAAAGTCGTATGGCTTCTCAAAAGGGTAGTGAGGAAAAGCTGAGACGATCATTAGCACAGTCAGGAGCTTCCCCAGCAGAAATAGCGGCTAAGGTAGCACAGTTCCAGAAGTCTTCGGCTGGACAACAAGCACAAGCAGGAAGGTCTGAAGCACTATCATCACAACTTCAAGGTCAGCAAATGGGTCAAGCTAGACTAGGTCAGGCCGCTGGATTGATGGGGCAGGGTGCAGGAATGGTAGGTCAAAGGGCTGGTATGGCAGGTCAACAAGCTAGTATAGGAGCACAACAAGCCGCACTTAGAGGACAAGGTGCCGCAATGCAGATGCAGGGTGCACAAGGTCAGCAACAAGCACAGCTTGCATCTTTAGGAGGACAAGCGGCTATGGCTCAAGGAGCCGCAGGTTTGAATATGCAGGGTATTCAAGGGGGAGCGAATATGTATGGACAAGGCATGGCGGCAGGTATGCAGGGTCAACAGCAACAAGCCCAAATGATGGGACAGGGTATGGGTGCAATTCAGGCCGCTGGTGGTGCGAGAAGTCAACAAATGGCAGGAATTGGGACACAAGGTCAGTTTGTAGATCAACAAGCAGGATTTACTCAGGCTCAACTTAATGATGTTATAGCACAAGAAACACAGGCATATCAGGAAAAACAGGGACAGGCACAACGAGCCGCTAATGCCGCCGCTAATTCAGGTGGTGGAGGAGGTGGTGGAGGACTCCTTAGTGGAATTTCTAAAGTATTTAGATCAGATATTAGACTCAAAGAAAACATTGAACTTCTTGAAGAAGGAAAGGGCGGTGATCCAAATATCTACTCATTCAATTATAAGTGGCAACCAAAACATAGATGGTCAGGTGTAATGGCTCAGGAATTACTAGGAACCAAACACGCTGATTCAGTAAGAACACACCCAGATGGATACTATAGGGTTGATTACCATAAACTTGGTATCCAAATGAAATTATTATCATAAGGAGTAAACATGGCATTTAATCCAAGCGGTACAAATTATGCGTCAATGTTGCAACAAAGGCAACGGGCTGACGAAGGTCTTACTAGGGCACTTGATGCTCAAGGCAGAGCCGAAAAACAAAAAAGAATAAAAAAGAGCGGAGAGAGGTCATTCCTTGAAAAAGGATTAAGTGCAGTCGCTAGAGGAGCCGCCGCATACTACACAGGTGGTATGAGTGAGCAAATGGGAATGGGTGGTGCAATTGACTCTGCCATGCTAGGAACAGACTCAGAGGGCAGGGCTGTCCGTAATGAGCTTGGTGATTTGGTTGGTACAGGTGCCGCAGTATATGCAGGTTCCAAAGCTATGAAAGCAGGGAAGCTAGGCGCACAGGATGCTAGGTTCGATAAGCTAATGGACAGGAGACAGCAAAATGTTAAGACGTTATTTGATGCTGGTATGAAAAAAGAAGGTATGAAGGCTCAGGCTGAAATGGAAGACATGCGACTTAAGTATGATGCAAATAGGAAAGAGGCAGAAGGTAAGGGTTGGGGTGGTTCTGGACTTGGAATGTCAGATAAGGATTATGATTTAATACCTGTAAAACACACTCCAGAATCAAGAGCGGCTAAAGTTAATCTATTAAATGAAGGAGGCGATCCATCACAATATGCATATAAGGGTACTGATATGGGGGATGATCAAAGAAGACATGGAACTGGATCAACTAGCAGTATGATGCCCCCTAAAGCAGATGCAGTTCAAGACTCTGGAAGACATCCTTCTAAAGAGTCTCAAAGAATGCAATTTGGCCCTGAACTTGGGGCAGATACAGCGTCAAAATCTTTTGCTAGAACTCATGAAAAAACTGGAACCCCAACAATAATGGATCAAAAGCAATCAGAAAAGGAAGATTTGATAAACCGCATTAAAGGAGACCCCGGAAGGTCAGATGCTGATGTACAACAAAGTAGAGCAGTAAATAGCTGGATGAGAACCCCCCTCACATTAGACCCAAATGAGGAAGGTAGGAGTATCAAAGTAACTGGGAAATGGGGAGATAAATGGAGGCAAAGGAATGCAATACCGAAAGGAGTGGGGTAAAATATGGCGGCAATAAAAGAAGAAACATACGCAAAAGGGCAAAAGGTAAGACTCACCTCTTCTGAATTTCCTAACCTACAGGTTGAAGGGGATGTAAAAAATAAAGTAAGTCTAAGGAAAAGACTAAATGCTTTGATGCGAGAGAGGAGACGAAAGTCAGGAAGCGTTGATAAAAAGATGAGTCCTTCAGGTAAGGAGAAAGTAAAAACTAGAGACATTGAGGATGTCCCAACTACTAAGATAGGAGCACAAGGGGATGAGCCAACAGGACATTCTTCTAAAACTATGCCATCTCCTGTAGAAACGGAGAAAAAAACAAAGCCAGAATATAAGGGGTATAAAACTGATTTAGAAATGATAGCTAAAGGGGGCAAGAAGAAGAAGAAAGGGCCAGCTAAGATGGACAGTACATACGGCCCAGACTCTGGCGATCAAAGTCTAAAGGAAATAGTTAAGGAGGGGATTCAAGAAGCTGGTCGTGATTCACAACCCGGAGCAGTTAAGTTAGATTCAAAAATTCCACCTAAGCCTAAGAGTGACGATACTAGAGGTTTGAGTAATCTTCCGCATATTAGAAAACGACAATTAGCAGAAAGAAAAAGAAAAGAGAAAAGTAAAACATCTTCACTAGCTTCCAATATAATACAAGGGAAAAGAAAAGAAACCCATCCTCTCAAAAGGGCAGAGGAAAGAAGGAAAATGTTAAAACAATCTTCAGATTCTTTCCCTGATTTGGTGAAAGCAGATAAGGATGCTGGTAAAGGAAAGTCATCAAGAAAGGAACTGGTAGAGAGAGTAAAGATGATGCTGACACGAGGGCAGTTAGACCCTAACTCTCCAGAAGTTAGAAGGATTCTAGGGCCGGAAAATTTGCCAGAACATTTAAAAAACAAAAGAACCTCGGATTACCATAGTAGACACAGAAGGACGACACGAAGAGAGGAATATGTAGATAAAGTAAAAAAGATGATTGCAGAAGGGAAGTTAGACCGAAATGACCCAGAAGCTATAAGGATTCTAGGAAAGGAAGATCAATCACCAAATGTAGGGCCAGATAAGGAACTGGAACAGAAACCAGTTGCTAAGGAAAAACTAGCAGAACTTGATGCCATAGATAAAAAGTTAAAAGCTCAGACAGGTTTTAGAGAGGGTGACACCACACCGGGAACTGGTACTGATGCTGAAGGTAGTGATCAAGGGGATGATGCTGGTGGGTTAATGAAAATGCCTGAGTCTCCCCAAAAAGGTGAGGTCAGCGAGGAACCTGTGAAGTATGATGAGAATGGATATCCAATCTATGCCAAAGGATCAAAGAAGGCGGCAGAATGGAACAAGGCATATGCTGATGCTAAACCCGGTAAATTCTGGTGGGATGGAAGAGAATATACCAAGGAAGGAAACCCGGAAGAAGATGAAAAGGCCGCAGTAGCTACTCAAGATAGTATGACTGGTGATGCAAGAGTGGCAGAAGAGCTTGGTGTTCCAGAACATCCAGATTCAGAAGCACAGGAGAGTCAGGCATTTCAACAAAGTGATGCTCAGGCTCAAGAGAATTCAAAGATTGCTGATGAAATTGTAAAAATAAAGGATGACCCTTCTATTAATCCTCATGATTCAGAAAAAGCTATAAAGGATAAGGTTAGACATCTCAGTAAGGAGGACACCGCAGATGCAAAGGAACAGGCTGGTGACTGGTATGTTGATCCTTGGACAGGCTTTGCAATTGACCTTAATAAGTTACAAGCAAGGCAGGACAGGAAGGATGCAATGGAGTTTGCGGCACTTCTTCCCGCAGATCAAAGAGCGGCATATTTGTCTCAGGAGGGACTTATTGATCCTGAAGATTTAGAGAAGTTGCTTGAACCGTCAGAGTTGGAACAACTACAATTACAAACAGCGGAGATTGCGTTAAAGACGGCTTCCTTTAACTTAGTACAAGCAAAATTAAAATCGAAAGACTATAAAACAGATGAAGAGATAGCTGATATAGAATTGAAAAAGACTATAGCGGCAGAAAAGAGGAAGGAACAAGCAGACATTAGAAAATATGAAAGAGAAAAGACACCTGTAAGTAATAAAGCAGAAATGGACAGGTATGCTGGACTGTATAAGAACGCTATTACCAATGATGACTTTGCTGGTCAGGTTTATTGGGGTGAAAAAATGAATTTGCCAAGGGCAGAAATGGTAAGAATAGCCAAGAGCAGAGCGGCATGGGAAGTAAAGATGGAAAAGAACAAAGATGGTGTCTCAGCATTTAAGGAGATATTTGAAATTCCATATAAATCAGTTGTAGATTCACGATCAAAACTTCTTATGGGTACTGCAAGTCTTTGGACTACAGGATCAATTGATATTCAGATTGGTAATAAACAAGTTAAGAGTAGGGAGGGACTCTTAAATACATTAGGTATCGAAGATTATGAAGATATGACGGCTGAGGATGAGAATGGGAATCCTCTCTTGCAACCAGAAGAAGTTATTAGGATGATTTCATCACAAAGCGACTTATCTATATTTAGAAATCCAGATTATCAGAACGAGGATGGTAGTCCAGATTTTATGAGTATTCTTGAAGATGAAGATGTGTATAAACAGTTTGTTCTTAACAATGCCATCTATAAGGGAATGAATGCACTGCATGGTGGAGAATATGCAGATATTTTAACATATGAAGCAAAGAGACGGCAAAAAAGACATAGAGAAAATAAGATTTTCAAGAAGAAAGTAACAACAAATCAAGGATAAGGCAATAAATGGCACAAAGATTCTCAGCATGGTTTAATGCTAATGCCTACCCGTGGGAGAGTTACGAAGAATCTCGTAAAAGATACGAGCAACAGTTTGGCCCCATTAAGGAAAAAAAGAAGGAGAAGTCACCAGACGATGGGGACAGACTAAGAAAAATAATAGCAAAGAAAAATAATAGGAATAAACCTACTGAACAGAAGGTAGAAGAGACTAGCGGATTCTTAGATTCCCTTAAGGATTTCAATAATATGATGCCTTGGGATGACACGTTTCAAGGTTTTATAAAGGGTGCCATACCGGGTACAGATGATGCAATGGCCTCATTAGGTTTAGTTGCAGGAGATACAGTAGCCCCCACACTAGAGGACTTAGGGTTAAACAGTCTTGGAGAAACAGTAAGAGAGTGGGGCTATGATACCTACCGTACTAATAAGGCTGAAGCCGCCGAAGAAGAAAAATTACATCCCCGACCTAAGACAACAGAAGAAGAACTCAGAGAGGCTGATCCTAACTACCGTGCTCGCACAAAATCGGAGATAAGGGAGGCTGGTGACTCTTTTGAAGCAAGTCTCTATGAGACATTCCCCTCCTTAGAAGAAGCAGAATGGATTCCCTCTTCTGAGGAATTCCGTAGAGACCTCCCAAGTTCATATGATGTAGGCAGAACACTAACAGCTTCTGGTATGCCAATGGTAGCCGCCGCTGGAACTGCCGCAGTTGGTATTGCTACAGGTAACCCTGTAATTGGTGGTGTTGGAGCAATGGTTGTAGGTTCACTAGGAGGTGCCGGACTTGTAAGTGCTGAGTATAGTGAGCAAGTTAGAGAGAACCCAGTTGTTCGCAGATCACTTGGTATAGACCCAGACAAGCCCTTTGATAAACTATCCCCCGCAAATCAACAGAAACTCCTTAGAGTAGCCTCTGATGCTGGAAGATTAACCTTTGGAAGAAGACTCACATCTTCTGGTCTTCCTGAAATGCTTTCCTATGCCCCTTGGGGTGGACGAATATTCAGGGCATTCCTAGACGTAGCAGGTGGCACCACATCAGAAATGTTAGATATTGATGTCGGTGAAAGGGCAATAGTTGATGCCCTTGTTAAACATGGTGTTCCACAGGAGAAAGCCCATGCCCTACAACAATCATTGAGGGAAATTGGGCCAGAGAGGAAAAAGGTATTTACACAGACCTTAGTGTCTGAGGGTATAATCTCTACTGGATTCACTTCTCTTGAAAGTGCCACATATGGAGCCGCAAGTGAGCATGTGGATGAAAATGCTACATCAGCAAAAAGACAGAGGGAGGTAAAGCAAAAATTTGAAGAAGAGTTACAGAAGATACGCAGGAAGAAGGCAGAAAATACAGAAGAAATAATAAAGAATGCTGGAGTAACAGTAGAACACATCGAAGCCATGATGGATGCAAATGATGTGGAGGGGGCTACAGCACTCTTTGAGCATGTAAAGAAAGCAGAGCCTAGAATGCAGAATGATGTTGCTGAACTCTTGATGCAGAAGAATCCAACTGTATTGTGGAGGATAGGCAAACATTTAGGTGATACTGAGACTATGGATAAGGCAATGGAAGCCCAAGAGGAACTACTGGCAAACTTAGAGGCGGAACAAACTAAAGCTGATGAAGCTCAGGAAGCCGCAGAGATAGACAAACAGAAAAAGAAAGAAGACGCAAGGGCACAAAGAAGAGCAGATGCCGAGAAAGCAGATGCCGCTAAAAAGAAAAAGAAGACCACAGTTAAAAAGAAAAAGAAGAAGGTTGTAAAACCAAAGGTAGTAGTCGAGCCAGAGGTAGTAGTTGAAGAGGATGTAAAACCAAAGGATGAGACTCCCAAGGTTAAACCAGCAAAGAACATCGCTGAGTTAGCAAAACGGTGGGAGGATGCAAGATTGAAGGGTGAGTCCTACAAATTCAGTCCTGAAGAGTCTGAGATGATGGGTGACAGGAAAGAGTTTGATCAGGAATTAAAGAAGTACAAAAATACTCCTAAGTATATAAAGGAGAACATACCAAGATTAGCAGAAAAGGTAGCTAAAAATCCTAATGCTATGAATGATTTTACTGGAGGGGAATTATCCTTTATAGAAAATAACCAAAAATTATTTGATGAAGAATTAGCGAAAATAAAGAAATCTAAAAAGACTACTACTAAGCCCCCAAAGAAAACTACTAAGGCTACTACAAAGGTTGAAGATACTACAACAACTCCTCCAGAAACTAAAGCTCCTAAGAAGACTAAGGAACCTGATTTCACTAAAATAGATGATTTATCTGATGAAGACGTAGATACAGTTATTGATATTGTTGGTGAAGAAAGGATTCCAGTACGGTCTGTATTTACTGAAGATGTACCGGGTAGGCTTTCCGTATTAGATGAAACATACCCTGATGGAATGACCGCAGAGGAAATGGTTATGGAAGAAATGTCCATTCAGGAAGAAAAAAATAGAATAAAAAATGAACCAATAAATGAAAAGATACAAATAGAAAATGAAAAGAGATTAGAGGAAGGAAAGGATGAAAAGCCATATAAGTCAGATGATTTATCAGACCCACAATTAACTTCAGCACAAAATAGAGGAGAAAAGAATTTTGCTAAGGCTGTAAAGAAAATTCAAGCGGAACAGCTTGCGGCAAAAGAGAAGCCAAAAATAAAAGATGTAGATGTAGAAAAGTTTAATACCTTTGTAGATAAATTTATTGAAGACAAGATAAAGGGTTTTGAAAGGGTTAGGAAGAAGGGGCAAAAGAAACAGAAGGCTACAAAGAAGATGGTCAAGGCATGGGAAGCTGAAGCTATTGCCGCTTTCCAAGCAGAACAGAAGCCAGTAAAGAAGTCCGCAGTTAGATCAAGAAGTGCAAGCACTAGACCACCTAAGAGGGGAGCATTCGGTCTTGCTGTTGATGAAGTGAAGAGCTTAGTATCTTCATTTGTAGGTATGAATAAGAAATTAAAAAAGTATGGGGTAAAATACAATGTAATCTCAAATAGAAATAAAAAGGATATACAGGCTCTAACGGCCTTAGAAGAAGCATACTTTGATCAGCAGGATGGTAAGGGTGAGTTTGCTCCAGAAAATAAGGAGGCTTGGGTCAAGGATCGAGTTACAGATACGCTAGAGAATGCAGAGGGTTTCATTGATGATAAAACAGGTGAGATCACCATAATCACAGAGAATATTTCTGGTGATTCAGCAACTGTTGCCACGGAAAGGCTCGCTGAAGTTTTATTCCATGAGACTATAGGACACCACGGCCTTAAGAAAACACTTGGTGATGGGTTGCAATTATTCCTAAGTAGGTTCAGGAAGACTGAAGCAAAGAAGGTGCGAAAATATTTTACAGAAGGGGAAGGCCAGTCATATCTTATACCTAAATTAAAGGGGTTAAAAACAGTTAAGGAAAGGCAAAAGGTTTGGGATGACTTATCCGATAAGGAAAAGAATGATTTAACTGAGGAGTTTATAGTTAAAAAATTCGCTGAGTTTGGTGCAAGAGACCCAGATGTAATTAGCAGGATGGGAGTACACATCCAAAGAGCATTAAATAAATATGGTTGGGGTGCAGTAGGTAGAAAACAAGTAATGATGACCCTTAAAGAAATAGAAGGGGATTACATAGGAGGTGACAGAAACTTCTGGACAGGAGAAACATTCAAGTCAGTAGCGTTTAAACGTGCACATATACTTACTGGTGAAGAGGCAGAGATAGAAAAGGTTGGGCTGACACCTGAAGAAGAGTACAGGGCCAACGAAAGGAAACTCCGTGAAGGTAGAAAAAGAGAAGCTAAAGTAAGTACAGAACCTCGCTTAGTTGAAGGGCGTACTGATGAACAATTACAGGAAGAATATAAGATTAGGAATGAGCTATATGACCAGTATATAAATGGGCAGGTTGCCACTCATAATGAATCTCAGGATTCGTTTAGTCTCCATGCGTATGTGTTAGGAAGATTAAAGAATAACAGGAAGGTGAGAGGCACTAAGGCAAAGAAGCCACTCATGAAAAATGTAGCACAGAGTGTAGCAAATAGAATCCAAGATAAGTTAGAAGACAGAGCTAAATGGAAGAAGGGTAAGAAATTTGAGGCAGTATTTAAGAGGGCTGTTGAAATTGAGACCCTTGCTAACTCCAAGGGAGTCAAGGCAAAGGCAACTCCTAAAGCAACTCCAGAGCCTACAAAGAAAGCAAGGAAAAAGACAGCAAAGCCGACTGGTACTATAGGTAGCACTCTTGGTATACAGGAACAAGTAGGATTCGCAGGTACTAAAGAAACCTTTCTAGGAATAATGGATTCTGGAGCAACACGTTCATCAATTGATAAGGCGTTAGCTAAAAAACTAAAATTAAAAAAGAGTGGTAAAAAGAGTACACATGGGTCTGCTTTTGGAATAGAAAAACGTGATAATGTCATAGCTACGATTAGTCTGGGAGGGCAAACATTTGAAGTAGAAATGTCTGTATCTAATCGTTCAGGGTTTGATGAGGGTATCCTAATTGGTCGAGATGTTTTAAGGAAAGGAAATTTCTTGGTTAATGCCAACCTTGAAAGTCATTTAGGTACTCTTAAAAAATCAAGAAAGATGGGGTTGTACGCAAAGTACAACAAGGAGTATAAGACAGAAGGTTCAATGTTACTCCATAACAATACCAGACCAGAAGAGGGGCCATATAGAATTACGTTCTTCAAAGCGGATGGGGAATTGGATATGGCTCGGACTGAGAATGGAATAGGGCATGAGCACTTCACTACACTAAGAAAGGCAAAGGATAGACTGAAAGAAGTAGGTGAGGATATTCAGGATATATCCGGTGGCAGGGAGGTTAAGATGTCAAGGAAGGTTGCCCAACCTACTAGAGAACTCCCCATTACAAGAGAGCACGAAGCCGCTATTACAGATGTTGGACTAAAATTCTCCAGAAGAACAAAGCCTCCACCAGAAAAAACATTTAAGGCATATAAGTTATTAAAAATGAAGGTGAGGAAGCCGGGTCAAGTCTTCCCATTATTTATTGGTAGAGCAAAACCAGTTATTATGGGTGAATGGCTTGACGCAGAATTTATTCCTACAAAAGGATTTTCTCCAAGACCGGGTTGGCATCTATCTGATACTCCAGCCGCTCTTCATATAGGTACTGAAAAGAAACCTGTGGATGGTAAGCAAAAGCCAACCATTAGGCGTGATGATGAGGTCTGGGCTGAAGTAGAGGTGGCAGATGATGTTGACTGGCAACCAGAAGCAAACAGGAGGGGGAGAGTATATAGTAAAGGTCATAAACTCGCTGGGCAACCCATGCCATCTTCAAGGGAAATAAAAGATGAGATACCTGTAGACGGTAATTACAGATATAAAACAAATCCTAATATGCAGGGTGAGTGGGTTATAGCCGGAGCGGTTAAGATTAATAGAATTCTGTCAGATACTGAAGTGTCAGCTATAAACGAAAAAGCAGGGATTAAAGACCTACCAAGAAGAAAACCACTTGATACTAAGACATATGGATTTAAACAGTCAAGAAAAGCTCCAAAAGTAGATTTTGATGAGAAGTATCAAACCGAAGAAGGATGGGATACTGTACCTCCAGAGGTAAGGCAACAGTATGAAGATGGCTTAATATCTGAGGAGGAAGCAATGTCCCAGACTAGAATATTCCCTGACATTAGGCTTGATGAGAGACGGCACCGTCTAGCAGAAAGATTCTTTGAAGTACAAGGATTAGAGGAAATATTCCCAGATGTTCCATCAGATATTAGAGTGGATACTTATGAGGTTATAGATGACCGTAGTGTAGCAGTATATACAGAAGCTCATCCATCAAGGGGTACAAGGAAGGGAACAGGGGATCAGTTTGGTTACAGGGTTCCTAAAATATCAAAGAAGACATTTAAGAATCCTACGCTAGGTGAACTTGTAGAATGGGAAGGTGATAAGGGAATTAAACAGTCAAGGAAGATGACTACCTTCACAGAGGAACTGGCACAGGCTGAAGCTAAGATTGATCCTGTTGCATTTGCAAAGGCGGCAGAGAAGAGAGTTGAAGAAGGGAAGAAGGTTGGTGCTAGGAGAAAGTCACAGGCCGAATCAATAGGAGCCGCATATAGGCTTAGTATTAGTGATGAAGGAGTTCAGAAGTACCTAGAGAATAAATCAGACGAAGGACACGGTGCAGTTATTGGTGCGGTCAAACTGTCAAGAAAAATGATGAAAACCTTTGATCTCTCAAAGAAAGAACTAGCAGAGATGGACGGTCAGAATGCAGTAGGTGGAGTTGCTGATAGATTAGCTTTAGGCCCATATACACCACTACATGGTAAAAATTCTACGCACCAAAAAATAATGGAAGAGTTACATGGTGGGCCAGATTATGCGTTTCAAAAAAGGAACCAACCAAGTAAAGAAAAGAGGGGTGTGTGGGCTTCTACTAAAGGAGCAATCCAAAGATTAGTTAATGCAATAGGAAGAACAGAAGCAAAGTACGGCCTTATAATAGTGGGAAAATCAGACCAGCATAAGAGCAACATGGATGTTTGGAATGTGATGTGGGGAGAAACCTTAGATGCCCGTGATCACGGGTTAATACTGGATGATGGTTCATTAAAGAGGGATGCTGACGGTAACATACTCAAGGCAGATATGAACTGGATTAATAGAGTAATAACTGAAGGTAAATTTAAGAAGAATGGTGAAAAGCAATTTGGTTCATTATTAGAAAGACAAGTTAAGATTACTAAAATCGACCCTGTAACTGAAGAGAAATCTACAATTATAATGGATGTTATCCCTAAAGATTTAAAAAGCAAAATTACTGATTTCGATTCATTAATGCGACAGGGAGAAAATTTAACATTTGATCAAAGAGCAGAAGTCTTAAGTTATATTTTTGGGAACTCCGATCCTGTATATGCAAAATCTGATGCAAATGAAAAATTAGGAAGGACTGGACAAAGTAATCCAGACTATAAAGCAAAGGTAGAAATTGAAGCTAATGGGGTAAGCCTTGCAAGAGTAATAAGGAGAACCTCTGCATATCCAGATGCAAAAATGGGTGACTTGGTTGGGATTGTTAGGTTTGACACTCACAAGGAAAATATGCTTACAAATGCTGATGAGTTAGGTATTAAGGAACATCCTACTTACGATACTGTAATTCAAGGACAAGGAATTATACGTTATGAAAAAGGTATTCCAATGGCTGAGTGGGCTAGAGATTGGTTGTTTCAGGAAAGAGAAAATAAACAGGTTCCGTTCTTCTCAAGGGAGGGGCAAATAGACTTTGAAAGAGGATTTATTTACTCCCCTGAAATGTTGGCATTTTTAAGGGGCGAAAGAAAAACAGAGCCTAAAATTAAAACGAAGGGGTTTACTGCAAAACAAAAATTATCATCAGCAAAAAGGGTTATAGAATATAAGCCGGATGCAGGGCTAAAGATAACAACAAGGATGCTTACTGAACCTCAGAAAATTGACAGTAACGCTAAGAAGCTGTCAAGGAAGATGATTAAAAAGTCTGCTGATTTTTCTCACTCAAGGATGGGAGACCCTGCAATATTTGAGTGGCAGGACAAGCTGGCACACAAGCTGACCAGAAGGTTGGTATCTCAGGGTACACTTAATGATGTAGAGATGTACAAGGAATTAAGGAGACGGAACAAGGGTACAATTATGTTAGCTGAACAGGCAGGGGAGAGGTTGTTCAAGGTTTTGTCTAAGTCAGATGATCAAAAAGCTCTCTATGAATACTTTACTACATTCAATGCAGACCCTACAAAGATCAAGAACGAGCTTGAAAGAAAGGAGGCTGTTAAAGCTAAAGAAAAAATCAATGCGATAGGTAAGGCTTTAGTCAAGAGAGGACTGATGACTCAGGAATCACTTGATAAATATGGAGATCAGTACCTCCCAAGAAAGTATATGAAGTACCTACTGTCAGAGTCTGACTACGCTAAGATTAGTACTGGTGGGGCTGATGTGAAATTAGACCTTAGTTATTTAAAAAAGAGACTGGACATTCCGCAGGGGATTAGGGAACTGATATTAGGAGAAGTAAAAGACCCTGCATTCCTTTCCTCAGTAGCAATTACCGCTCCACTAAGGGATATGGCTATGCTTGACTGGTTGGAACAAATAGCTATAGTTGGGACTAAGGAGGGTAGAGACTGGGTCTTGCCAGAAACTCTTGTACAGTTTGACACATTAGGAATGATGAAACAGTTGGCTGGCGGGAACACAGAATTAATAAAACAGCTTCAGTTGTATGACACAGAAGGAGTTAATGTTAGTGGTCATTGGTTACTTAATGAGGCAGATAGATTACAGGACTTGATTGATAATCGGCTGGTACTTACACCAGATAAGGAAGCTCTGGTCAAGGGGTTAATAAAAAAGATGAGAGCTTCAGGACAGAAGATAGCTGGAGTTGTTCTACCAAAGAACTATGTAAAGGTACCAAAGGGTAGGAAGTATGGGATGCTCTCAGGGATGGCAGTCCGAAAGGAAATATTCCAAGACATATGGGGTTCGCCATCTCAGGGGTCTTTTGATGTAGACGATAATGGTTACATTTCTCAAAGTTGGGCAGAGAAAGTTCTTGGAACAGGAGGAGCATTTGAAAGGTATAACAGATTATGGAAGTGGTCTAAGGTGTCTGCAAACCCACCTTCATGGGTAAGGAACTTTGTTTCAAATATGATCTTCATGACTCTTGGCCCAATACCAATTCATAGCCTACCGGGTTTGTTTAAGGATGCTATTATAGACCAGATAAGTACAAGGAATAGGCAACGGAAGGGGGAAGCACCTGACCCTAATTCCATGACTGCACTTGCAGATAAGATGGGCCTGACCTCTGGGGGATTCAGTCAGGTTGAACTTAAAATGATAAGGAATAGTTTTGCAGAGTCAAAGGTTAAGGGTGATGGAGTCTTAGGTATTTTAAATATTAGGAATGCCTTTATAGGATTTGAGAAGTATGTACAGCGACCAACTTCTGACTTGTACGGAGGTATTGATACACTTGGAAAGGTGATGATGCTCACCCACCTAAAGAGAAAGGGATTCTCAGATGATAGGGCCGCAATGGAAGCAGAGAAGTGGTTGTTTGATTACAGCAACCCCCTGCCGTCCGTTAAGTACCTGAGAAAGAGTGCGTTTGGTGCACCGTTCCTTTCCTATCCTAGTTTCGTTGCTCCGCTGATGATTGAAACAATAATTAAGAGGCCGTGGAAGTTAGCACCTTACTTTATATTTGGTGAACTAATGACAGCCCTGTTTAAGGAACAGCAGGATATTGATGATGAAGAGTGGCAAGCAACCCTTGAAACATTACCTCCATACCTAAAGAACAAGGCAGTAGGAGGATCAATAACAGACAAGCTGTTTCCAAAGAGTGTCATTCCTTTAGTGTGGCCCACTTCATGGGGTGGTTCCTTAGATAAACTTGGTAGGGCACAGCCTGTAGATGTAGGTTACCTACAGCCGTGGGGTATGTTTGCTGAAGTTATGAGAGAGCTTGATCCTACTAAAAAGGGAGGCTGGTCTCCGGCTGATGCAACCCACTCCGTAGGCTTGTTAGGGGCACCAATACTGAATATTGCAACTACAATGCTGACTAACAGAGACCCATTCTCTGACAGGGAAATATTTGATGAGTTTGCTACACAGGGAGAAAAAGCGGCGGCATGGTTCCATTATATGTGGAACCTGACAATGCCTCCAATGATGCATGGATTGACGGCTGGGCCGGGTCAGGGATTTGGTGCAATTAGGAGGTTGATAGATGCATACGATGATACTGTTGTTACAAAAGATGGGGAACCAAAATTTACTGAAGGTCAGGCAATAGCTAGAATGTTTGGTATGAACGTAACACCTATTGCCCCTTGGGAAGCAAGGCAGAAGATCGCATATTTTGAATACCAAAAAATTCAACGGCTAACAAGGAAGATTGCTCACGACTATAGGATTGGACTTCAAAATGGACTTTCAAAGAAAGAACTGGAGGAAGTTACTAAAATAAATGTAGACAAGGCAAATGCTCTTATAAAAGACCTGAAAGAGATGTTGGCAAAACCACTTCCTAAATCTCTTAAGAGGTCAAAACTTCAAAAATTAAAGGCAAGGGAAAAATTCCTAAAGCGAGTAAAGCAACTAAAGGCTGGTTAACTCCCCCATTTTGGTCTGTGGTCACGTTCATAATCCAAGGTCTCAACATTTGATCTTAATCTTTTAAGTTTTTCTTCTATTGGAATAATATTCCACTCAAGTTCTTCCGGCAGTTTTGTAATCTGACCACCTCTTTTAAGATATTCTTCTACTGTTTCCAATTTTTGGGTTTTTTTCTGTTTCATAATACCTCGCAAAGACCTGCTGAACATGCTAATTCCTGACTGGCAACAGTATAATCTTCCTCCTCATATTGAGTTAATGTAGACCAGTCTGCTTCGCAAATCATATTGTTTAATTCATTAAATGTTTTTTTGTTACAGTCTTCATATGGTGCCTGTTTATACGCATGATCAGTATGTGGTAAAAATGACACACCTGACATCGTGCTAAAGTTATTATAAACCCAAGCTCCAACTTCCAACCATTCGTGCTCCTTCACCGTGATAGTGATTGATGGTTTGTGCTGACACCAATGCTCTTGGTATAAAGCCCAAATCTCAAGCTGTTGAATAGCTGACCTTTTCTCTCTTGTAATACTCCCCTTTGGACTTTTAACAGGGAAAGAAAATACAACGGTTTCATTAGGCTTAGTGATGTCTGGTTCCCATACCCATTCCAAATCCTGCATGAAGGTAGTCATTGGGTCTTTAGCATCCATACGTACCCTCCTTATATAATAAGGCGAATGCCGAGAATGAATACCACTTGCACTATCCACTAATTGAGAAACTGTTCCAGATGGTTTTACACAAGTAATTGATGCACTAGGATTAATGCCTATTTCTTGTGCAAGTGCCTCATTTGTGTCCACAGCTATTTTTCTTAAACTTTGTAATTGTTCTGGCTTAGGATTTGCCGTAAGGGGATTGTCCATAATACCAGTCATGCTTACGCCAAGTAGCCGTTCTTCCTCACAATTCTTCTTCCATTCCCTTGGTAAGTACTTGAAATTAGTAAGTGTTGACTGAATCGTACCCAACATGGTAGCCAGCTTCACTTTCCTTCCAATATCAGTAATTTTGTCCTCAGAACGGATAATTACTTCAGATAAGTTACAGAACTCTCGTGAACGCAAAATGATCTCTGAGCAAGGATTCGTACCAAAAGCATGAACTTCTTCATCCACAAAGCGATCTGAGAATCTTTTTGCTTGGAGAGCCGATGCTTTTGATGAAAATATGCCCCTTTCTCCAGATTTGCTATCATATAGGGCAGTCCACTCACGAAGGAACGTACCAGTAGATGGTTCGTCATGATAATTGGCAGAATTGTTAGCTAAAGCCCTCTGAGGATTCTCATGGAACCACGCTCCAGATTTTGCGTGTCGCATTTCATCATCGTCTATGTCACTTAGACTTAATAAAGCTGATCGTCTAACTCCACCAACCACGACCACTTCTGCTACCTTACACACTATATCATGACACTCTATAGATTTTAGTTTCCGACCCTTTGCTTCCTGTGCAGTCTTAACAGTAAATTTAAAAAGACTATCTAACGGCTCAGGGCCACTTGCTCGACCTCCAAATGTTTTAAGAATCGATCCTGCTTTTCTTACATTACTCAAGTCCCACTTGGGTATATGTCCTGAGTATATAAGTGCTACCAACTCCTTGAATGCTCTTGCCCATCCTAATTTTGAATCAGCAACAATAATGGTAGTATCAGTCTTATGTAACTCTGATGGAATAATAGGTAGTTGCTCTGTGTACCTTCTTTCTACAGAAAACCCTATCCCTGTGCCATTCATGAGTACGTACAGTATCTCATCAAAGGAACGGATGCTGTCAACGTGTATATAGGCACAGTTATATCCTGCCACATTTTCTTTTTTCAGGGCTGGCCCTGCGGTCATGAGACACCGCATGGATGGCATTATCTCTAAGTTCAATATTGCATATTTCAAATCGCATACATCTATATCCATCAACTTGTAATTATAGTTATCTTTTAAGTGTTCCTTAAAGAAAAGGATGTACCGATCTACAGTTTCCTCCCAAGTCTCTCGTCTCTTCTCATCATAATTCCATCTGGAATATCGGGATAGATGAATGAACTGTTGATATTGAGTTGGTAGTTGCAATAATTTAGGTGTTATATTCATTTGTTATTCTCCGTTAGTACTATTCTTGAATTTTTTGTTACCTTACCATCCGTTGTTTCCATAAACAACTTACCAGACTGTTCAAGAGAAGAGAGGATATAATCATACTCATTAAACCCGCCGTCAAGTAGTTTAGAAGCCAGTATTTTATGTCTTGTAACGGCCCCACCTCTGTTTGCTAAGTACTCAAGTATCTTCCTTTGCTTGTTCTGGTGTGTGCTCTCTCCCAATTCCCTTTCAAATAAATACCTTGTGCATTTCTCTGCATAAAGGGATAGGGAGACCCCTCCCATAATAGATGTTTCACTAAGGGTTTGACTCTCACTATCTAATAAATATTGGAAAAGTATCGCTGATTTCAGTACGTTAGGAGACCACCTTTTAAGAAAGGGGTCTAATATAGATTTCGTACCGTCATTAGACTCTTGGAAACGTGAAAACATATCATTATGGTAGTCCTCAAAAATCTTCCGAGCTTCAGGCGATATATTATATTCTATTGCTACAGAAATATTGTCGAGTTGATTATATATTTCGGACAATAATCTGTATGAATGTAGCTCCTGAATCTTTGTTTGCTTATGAGGAAGTGCATATGGTATCTTATCTGTCGATGGAGGTTTAAAGAGCAAAAATCGTGCCAAGAATCCTGAACCTGCATCATCCTTACTTAATAACCCTTGAAGAAATTCTATTGTTGACACTCCAGAAATACCTACAAATGGATACTGAAGTACCTTACTCCCTCTGGTTCTTGTAACATCTTCAAAGTATGTTGGTACATCATATAGCTCTGTAAGGTGCTGACGGAATCCACGATTATGGGTTGATTCCAGCATCGCCAACCATGCACCAAACTCTGACAGGAGCCATACTCCACCACCTGTTTCATCGATACGATCAATACAGGCTTCCCATGATGCCTTGTTAGGAAGTACACGCCTCATGGACTTGTACCTCTCTAATTCATTCTGTGACTCTATTACTTCATCATCATCATCTTGGGCACCATTGTCTCGCAATGAGGACACCCTCCCATCTATTTCCTTGATTTCATAGATGATCTTTTCTTCCCGATCCCTGAGCCTAGCAGAGCCAGCATTAAGGGCTGTAGTTTTGAATGATCCACTCTCTGAGATTGACAGAAACCACAGGTTGCCGTACAAAGAAATAAAATAATTAGGCGGTTTAATGGTTAGTTTAATTCCTGCGTGTGCCCCCAAGCAAGACAGGGCAGTCCCATAAATAATAGCAGAACTTGCCTCAGTTAGTTCACAGGCTTCACGCACATGATCTCTCAATATAGGGGGCATGTGAGTATCATCGAACTGATCTGGCTCTTGCTGATCCAACAAGGAGGAACATATTTCCTCCATCTGTTCAGGCTTGGGGATTACAACGTGTGTCTTCTGGTGATGTCGTAATTCAACTGATCGCTTAACAAATAATTCACTAACCTTTATACCAAGAGCCTCGCAAATAGTACGTATGTCACAGCCCGAATGACAACGCATAAGAATCTTGTCTGTTTCTAGAGTGACACTCAAGGAGGGCTTCTGGTCGTCATGCGTTGGGCAAATCGCATTGACAGTACTGCCAGACCTAGAAACCCCCTTGAGTTGGTTAATTATCTTTTGGTATACTTCCTGTATGTCATTTACTGATTCAGACTTTTCCGATTCTGTTAGGAACTCATCGACATTTAAGTTGTCAAAGTCCCACGATTTACTAAGGTCTAAGGTTGCAGTCTCAACAACAAATGGTGTCTTGTTCGCTTCAATTAAATTCAGTAGTGAATCCTTCTGGTTTTCTTTAGGAATTTTAGATAGGTAGTCAGTAACATCACCACCCTTATTCAGACTTGGTATGTTTACTACCCACAATTTAGAAACGTACTCTCTAATATGCTCGCCAGTTTCCTGAGCAAACTTCTTCCCCGACTCATCATTGTCTGGAATAATAAAGACTTGATCAAATCCGCTAAAGTATTTTTCTGGAAAGTCTGGTTGCTTCTTAAGGAGAGGAGACCACGCATTACTACCCCCTGCGATGGTTGTAGCTACAAGGTCTATGTTGTGAAGATTATCCACATCCTTTTCACCTTCAACAAAGATGATTGCTTTGTGGTCTTTAATGTCAGGCCATCTGTAAGGAACCTGCTTTACGCCGTCCCAATTCCAAACTTCCTTACCTGTGACATCTGTTCTTAGTCTCCGAAATTCCTTGTTAGGAAATTTTACTACTGTGTATAACAGCCGTCCATTTCCATCATTGTACTGATACTTTATCTGTTCCATGAAGTGCCCCACATTTTACTATTATGTACCCCTTCTTCCTGTGATCTTTATCACATCTGATTATATTAATTTTATCTACCTGAGAATCATCTCTGAACCAAGGTAGTGCGTCTTCTACTATTTTAATTAAATTGGAAATGTCTCGTCTCCGATTGTCTGGTGGGTGTACCTCTATATCCAGCCAGACTCTTTCTGTTTCATATATCATTTTGGTACCTGCAAATATAATACCACAGGCTTTCTTAAATGCCTTACCTTTGGCAGAAACATATACTCTCTTGTTTCTTGCTCTATACAGAGAGTTTACTGAAACAGGCCATGGTAGAATTGCCTCTTGGCAATCAGAATCCATGGGGTTGACCCCAATGGTATACTGTTACCGCAGTCCAAACAATCACAATTAAATTTTTCCAAATCCATGCTTCTATCATAATTAGTACCTATTTGGTGCTATATGTGGGCACGTTGAACAGAGCCTTGGATGTGCAGATGGTTCAGACACCTTCATATCTTTCAATGAAACTCCCTGAGATCACCCACTAAGTCAAGCATCGGCCTTTGTTGTATGGACGCTGGCACCCATTTAACAACCCCTCAAGGTTGACTTGACACCCTTAAATGTCTCCAAGGTAGAGCATGGGGTTTTTGTTCCCTCGCACTCCGGTCTACCTCCTTTGCGCTCACCCATGTCATATAATTCAACTGACGCTCTGGTCACAGAACGCTCCCACATAAAATTATTTATTAGTAATGACTGACTACTCGCATCCACGCTCCTCCGCCCATCCTCGTCAGTCACTTATTACGGTTTCGGATTCTTACTATAGAACCCTTGTACCCATCTTCAGTTATATATCTTAAGGTTGTCTCTATATAGAAAGAACGGTCAGGCAACAGGAGAGAAACCTGACCGTTTTGAGTGGGTGACCTCCGGGGCCGAAGGTTTCCCTTCAGCAAGAGACCATCACCCACCTTTCTAGAACGGTATGTCAGACCCCGATTCCTTTACAGGAGGAGCAGTCATAACGCTTGGGGATGCTTCAGCAGAGAATGCTGAGACATCACGCACTTCATTGTAACCGTTCTTGTTTGGGCCGTATTCTATCTTAACGAACTTGCCCTCCAGTTCACTAAGATTTTTGAGGGATTTAAGGCCAAGAGCATTAGCGTACCGGGCGATTTTCCTTTTGCCAATGCCATCTTTGACCTTACCAGCATCATCATGCTGATTGTTCATATAGATGGCCTCAAATATCCATTGCCCATCTAAGGCATCGCTACCTGAGATTTCTATAGGCATGATTATTTTGTTGTGGCCCTTTGAGTCTTGCCTCACATCAGTCAAGCCTGTCTCCTTACTGATTAAAGGGGGTTTGATTTCACAAACGTATTCACCGACAGGGATTTCAATACGTTCACGTTTGGTTTCAGCGTCCAGAGTTTCTTGAACGTCTTCAATGCTCATATTTAATTCAGAGTTTTCCATTTTTATCCTTGTTTCTGAGTTTTCGGAGTTTTGCCATCCCAAAAGCTGTCAATCAGCTTGCGGTACTCATTCCAGTCTGCTGGAATTTCCGGCGGTAAGTCGAACCGATTCTTTGCGTCTACACCCATAGAACCACTTGTGTACAGGAACCTATTACCGGACTGAATTGCCCTGCTATCTTTCCTGTTAAATCCAGAGTCGATCTTTTTGACTATGGTTTCAAACGCCACAAAAAGAATAACATCTGCCCACTCCATTACGTAAGCAGAAAGAGATTTGTGGAGCTTTAAAATGAAGGAGTCATATGGCTCCATCGTTGGTTTATTTATTGTCCTTATCTGAGTATGACAAATAAGGATTGGCTGAATGTCCTGAGTGTCTCGTAAGTAGTTGAGAGCACTAAGGAATTTGGCGAACTCGCCAGTAGTATATGCATAGCCCTTTCCGTAACCGAGTGCCTCGATATGGGGCTGTTTGTGAGAAGTACAGACTTTAGCCTGAGCTAATATTTCTAACTTGTCAACAGAATCTATGATGATTCTCTTAATACCAGACTTGGTGGTCGCTATGTCACGAAGAGTAGCCATAACGCCGTCCCATTTCTCTGAGTTTTCCTTGACATCGCCTGTAGGAACACAGTCATGAATCAAATCTATTCCAGTTTTATGGAACACATTTTCCCCTCCATCATCTGCGTTGATGACGAAAACTGGCTCTTTATCTGTGTGAGATGAACACGCAAAGGTTGTCTTACCTGCACCTGCCTCCCCCTCGATGATTAATTTTTCAGGTTTTCGCATAACCTTCCGTTTATATTTATCAAGCATTATTACCTTTGCTTAAGAGTTTATTGATTGATACCCCTTCTTTCCACATACGCCACTTATATTCTTTCCAGAGCTTAAACAACTTAGTTAAGGTCTCCTTAATTTCTGGTTCAAATATTCGCTCCGCACATCTAGGACAGAATAGGTGATTGCTTCTGTTTTTACAGTTGGACATCCACCAAGCGGTGTCCTCATCTAGCTTCCCGCAAAAACAAGGGAAATTACCATTGTCTCCCTTCTTATAACCAAGTTCATCGAACCTAGCTAGAATCCTCTTGTCCCTCTCCCTCTGTTGCAGTTCGCCATCTGTGTAAACGAGCCGTTTTTTGTTCTTCGTATTCCATGATCTCTTGGAGTTGCCCGACTGTCGATAATGCGTTGAAGATGAGGTTCCTTGTTTCATAAAAATTTTCTTCTTTTATCTGATCAAGTGCTAGATCGAGGTGTTTTTCTATTATATTCAATCTGTTGTAGATTCTTGAGTCCATTATTGAATCCTATTTACTAATTCATCCACGCCCTCAAAGTTTTCATAGTGGCATTTTTCAAAAACATTACACCACATAGGGGAACACAAAGCGTGAGTTCGATTTAAAGGCCAATAATCATTATCAATCCTACTATTTAATTCAGTAAGCAATTTATAGGCCATAAACAAATCCTCCGCCGTTAAATCTGTTTTTAGGAAGACAGGCGGTTGATCTGGTATAATTAAATGGTTCTCAAATGCTGGTATCTCAGTCAGGTTTCTCTTCTGCATCAATACTAATGCATAAAGTGCTCCCTGCATAACCCATTCGTTCTTTGCTTTTTTAGCAGGTTTGGATTGTCGCTTTACATCTATAATAAGGGGCAAATCTTGCCTCTCGGCAACAATGTCCATGTAACCTGTGGTTCGTCTGGTATGACCATCAAAGATTATATTAAAATAATACTGTGTTTCCAATGGCTTATAATTAATCCAACCCATATAATCTTCAACTGCCCTTACATGAGAATCTAAAGATTGGGTTAGCTTAATATAATCTTCATAGCCTAAATCTTTTTCCATGTCACGGAGCTTCTCTTCCATGCACTTACGGATATTACATCCATGAACGCCTGTCATGATGTTTTTTAATCCTGCTTCATAGCCTGAATCTACCAGCGTACCTGCACCTGAAAAAAAGTTATAGTTGAACGGTTCGCCTTGTACTTTCTTATACCACAATTGTTTTGGACAAAATGATGTGGAACTTGAATGACTTAGATTAATATCAGGGTGTATCATTAATTTAAATGGTTGACAGGTTCAGAAAGACCCCTCTCTGCAAGGGTACCTTCAAGTGCTTCCTGTTCCTCTGGAAGAATTTTAAAAGATAAAACTTCAAAAAGAATTTGGTTGCTGGTAAGCCATATAACAACAGCTTCACGCCCAATCCAGCGGATGCTGAATTCTCTGTGAATCTTACCACGTTCATTTGTTCCAAATGTTGATGAGTGTATCCAGCGAGAATCTGGATGGAAGTTGGCTTGTTTATCTGCTTGCCACAGCATATCTCCGACTGTCTCTAAGTCTAATTTACCCGATTCATAGATTCGTAATATCATTTTGTCTCCAAGAATTATATATTGTATCACGAAAAATACATCATAGCAAAGGGCAAGTTTATTGCGTAGCTCTGAGCTTATCCCACGCTCAACTTACCCCTCATAATACCTGTAACTTTAAGTTCCGTCTGGCATTTTCACAGATTCCTTATACAGGCTCCGTAGTAGCTGGTCAACTTCTCTTGTACAGGTACTTAGCTATTCTATAGGTTTCATTTTTTCTGTTATACGTTCCTTACCGCAATGAGGACAATATGATCTCCCTTCAGGATATACGTTCATTGCCTTGTCATGCATTAAAGCAATTGACCACCAGTTTTTACACTCACTACAAGTGAAGTGAAACAAAATTTCTATTGTATAACGGTGCGTCATTTCTCTAAATATTTTATTGCTTTTTTCATTACATCTACATCGTCTTTAAAGTGTCCTATTCCTGTATTACAATTAAGGCATAGTAATCCTCTTATTTTGCCTGTCTTATGATTGTGATCCACAGAAAGAGGAACACGAGTTCCCCCCTTACCCTTACGTGAATCTTTTTTTCTAATGTGACCTTTTTCGTTACAAATCATACAAGTTCCACCTTGTGCCTTTAACATTTTTTTGTACTCACCTAAATCTATTCCGTATTTGTAACGGAGCCTCCAGTCTACCTCTCTTTTCCTAATTCTAGGATAGTCATCCCTTCTTCGTTCCCTATGGCATTCCTTGCATTGTGAATACCTTAATCTTTGTCCTGTCCTCTTAGAGGGTTTCGTTCTTAAATAAAACTCTCCCCATTCTTTTTTCTTCTTACACCATGAACACTCATGTAAGATGCTATGATCCTCTGCCCTGAGAAGTTTTTTGTACACTATCTCCCCCTTTGGCTACTTCGCCCCCTCGCCTGTTCGTGTTGATTTTTTAACCTCTCTAAATGCTTGCGATGGGGGTTGTTAAATTCATCTGCCCTCTTAGCCCTTTCTTTGGCTAATTCTTTTTGAAGCTCAGAGTTACTGAGTCTCTCTAATTGTCCTACTCTCAGTGCCATATACCTCCCTTTCTTTTATTACTCTTTCTGGTGTTTTTAAATAACTAAAATTAATAACGTGCCTCGTCTGTGTGTCTGTCTGTGTGACCATCCTGTGTTTAGTACTCAATGGGAATGTTACTGTCCTGTTAGCTATACTTTCAATTATTGTACCATCCTCTAATTCTGTGTACCCATTGTTTGTATTAATATAAAAAATAGATGTTGCCCACTCAGAATCCTTATACTTAGGGACATATTTATTTCCAGTAGGTAGTATCCACACCCCTCTTCTTTCCTCTCTAGGTTCCTCATCTACATGGAACACAGAAGAGTATGGTTGTTGGAGTCTTAAGTTAAAATTTATCCTTATACGAAATAATATAGAAATATCTAACGCTTTATGGAATATTCTAAAATAATCTGCATAAATTTGGCTCATCGGAGTACCGTCAAGGTATACCATGTGTTTAAACATTCCGGGCGTAGGTAATATCTCAACATCTTTAGAGGACACATATGGGCTAAAGAACCACGGAAATTCTTCAGCATAGACCTGCGTTTTTAAAGTAAGAAAATCTACCTGCGGTAAAAAATCATCTATAATAGTAACATCCATACTACACCTCGTTCCACACCATTCCATCTCTGCCAGCTTGAAACCAGCCAGTGATGTACATTTTTTCACCTTCCAGCGGGGGATTACCCCTGTGCATATGAGTGAACCCTACAGGCCAGAGTAAGGTTCTCCCCACCTTTGGTTCTATTCTTAATGATTGATGAAGAAATTCAGTTTCACCTCCCTTTGTTGGAGCCTCCAGATATGTCATATAAGTTAGTATCCTGTCTAGGTATTTATATTCTCCATTTTCATAGTGCCACACATGATACCCCTCGCCTTGCTTAACCTTATGAATCTTAAATAGGTCATTAAAAATTGGGCCTCCAAATGAAATTGAATACCTATTCATGTAATGGTCAAAGCATTCCTTTAAATAATCATAATAAGCCCGACAGGGTGGAATGGGTAAAATAGTAGATACTGTAGGGAGTATATATATAGCCTCATCCCTTCTCAGGGGCAAATCTGTTCTCCCTTCTTGCAACCCTGTCTCATTCGGTTGTAAAAGATCAATAACTGTCTCATTCTTTTTAGCTAATGCATAATTTTCTACAAATTCTTCGCACAATTCGACAGGGACATTATCGTCATATATCCCTATAAATTCTTTATACTCTGCTTTCATTTAATTACCATAAATTAGAATTTATTATTAGGAAGGTTTGACCTGAAAGGAATAGATTCCATTCATGAAAGAATGATATGTATGAATATACAAAACCTAATAATATTAGTCCTTTAAATCCTACCCTATATATTTCTTTTGACATCTCCTTATCTCGCTGAGGTTTGTTAGTATGACATATTCTTTAATTATTTGTAATGTTTTGTTTTACCATCTCTAAAGTTTTGAAGAGTCTTTCCGTTTAAATTCATGAGTTGAAACTTCGATCTGCTAATAACTAAATCCTTTTGTTGTTGATCCTTCACTTTTTTACTTGGTTCAGTAGTATTTTCTAGTTTTGTATTTATTCTTTTAAAAGGGATAAGTTGAACCATAGGGTCTCCCGCCTTAAATTTTATTACCTTATCCCTAGTATTGAAACGAAGGAATGCTTTTATTTCATGACATGATGTTGGTTTCTGATCCGCATCAAGTACCCCCCAGCATTGGTCAAAGTCACTACTATATTCGTAAAATGGTTTACAGAATAAAATACTCCACCCTTTAGGTGTTTCGATTATAAATGGTGAATCGACTTTAATTAAATCCTCTGCACCTTCGTCAGAATGAAACGGACATCCGCCTACTTGCTCCTTATTGTGTGGTCGAATAATCTCTTCAGAACCAAAAAGAGGAGGCAATCTCCATGAAACCAAACCGTTATCTGCTACGTAAAATTCAACATCGTGAACCCATCTCACCATATAACCACAGTTAATAAAATCAAAAACGCCGGGGCAATATTTAAAGGTGTCGTGCTTATCGGTTACGAATTTATTCTGAGCTATCTGTCTTTCTTCAGTGAAGAAGGGTGATAATTTCTTCCACCACTTTTGACCAGATTTTGATGCTGGTAATACTGGATATAACCCTGCTAACCTCTTCATACTTTCAGATACGATTGGAGATGGTGATACTCTAATCGTTGGTGTTTTAAACATCCTTCCTCTCGCCTGTTAATAAATAGTTTAATGCATTTACTGCACCTTTCTTTTCCTTAATGCTCATATGCTTGGTGACTTGCACGTTCTCGTACAAAGCGTCCTCGATCTGCTTGATGGCAAACTCAAGACCTTCTATCCTACCTCTGAATATATCCTCGTCACGATGCTCGATCTCCACATTCTGCATATAACCTAAAGACTTTTGATCTTCAGCAAGTGATTCCTTTAAAGTATCCAATACTTGTTCCATTTCTTTCATACGTTCCTTTCTAGGAACACAGGTGAGTGTTCGCCCACATATGATCCTCTAATGTTAAATTCAAAATGTTCCAACGCTTCTTCTGGTGAGCATCCCTCGCCATATATACGGTGCTGGATAATGTCTAACACTTCCTGTGTGTCATAGCAGAATGCAGACAGGTTGATTCGCTCCACGATTCCTACTATCGCCTCGTCAAAAAACTCTCGTGGCTCTAGCATCATTAGGTCTGGATGAGTTTCTTCCCATATCTCCATACATGGGCGAAGATGGTTGTCTACTTTTTTGTCAGACCCTGCCTCCATTCTACTGCGAACATCATTCCACTCTGCTTCACGTAATTTTATTCTTCTGATATTCTCTTGATCATTAAGATCACTATCACGCTTCTCACGTTCTTCAAATGGGATACCACGCATAACACTCTTTTCGGAATCACGCTTTCGCATTGCATCAAAATCATAATTCGTCATGATCATCCTCCTTCGGTTTAGTGTAAAATATTACTTGAGCGTGTACCTCCTTGTCTTTATCTTCTACCCATGCAAACTCCCAATTTGTGTGACCAAGTTCTGCCTCACAGTATGCATCCAAATAATCCGTTGAATATTTTGTTAGATTTTTTAATTCCATTTTGCCTCCTTTTAGCCCTTATGATTCATCCTGTACTATTGTTTTCGTTGCTTAGACGGCGATCTGAAGCCTTTTTTTCTTCGTCAATCGCCAATTTCTTTAAATGTTCCAGTTCTTGGTCAGATAATTCTGAAAGCAAACCCTTCAGTTCTTCCAGCAGAATTGGAATCTTACTCCACTCACTATCCCTGAAGTACATATGAACTCCAGATTGCTTGGTCTGCCTGAGCTAGAGTCTTCATCTTATTTTGTGTCATGTAATCTTTCATGTAGACCTTAGCAATTCCTTCAATGCTTGCATACGTAAAAATGCTGGTAGGTGTGGTCTTGGGTATGTAGTCAGGATCATAACAATGCTTGTCCCTGACAAATTTTAGGATGTGTGTGTCCAACGGTACACAATCAGCTTCAGGATCAGAGTGTAGCTTGAAGAATCGTGCAGTCTTCTTACCTACTGACGGTATCTGTTCCAGATCATATACGGATGCCTCCCTGAGCCAATCCCCAATGCAGAACCCATCCAAATATTTCAATAATTGCCCCCACCAATCAAGGAATTTAGCCCATTGATTATACTTACCAAACCTGTAAGTCCTTAGTAGGTCTACCCCATCATTACAGTTTACTAGGTAATGTATTACGCCTGTCTCAGGTCGATTACCTGCTTCTTGGTAGTATGGATTCTCGACAAACATTTCGCTAATAAAGTCTGAAAGTTCATTTACTTTCTGTGCAGTTGTGTCTGACTTTTTCCCTGCGACTGCAACGCAAAATGTAAGAAACTCCTGAAGTTCCCTGTCGGTACGCTTGTAGTTTGTTATATTATGTTGATCTATCATTTTGTCTCCATCTAAGAAATGGTGTTTGTCTAAAGTGTAAATCATGAGAACAATCCCTCCCTTCGCCCATATATGCCCATTGGGGAGAATCCTCCTCTGACCACGTTACAGAACTTATTTTAGGGAACCTGTATTCGTATCCAGCATCCCTCATTTCTTGTTCATCATTAAACTGATATAATGAATAAAATCTCATCCCTCTCCTGATAAATTATATTGTACGATATCATCGTCAGTATAGTCATCCACATCGACAATGAATTCCCTGACTATAATGCGTTTGTTTTCACCAATAAATTTATCCTCCAGCACTCTGCCAGTTTTTTTTGCTGTTTTATTCTTTCGCCAGTCAAGTAATCTCCTTGCATTAACCTCTGCTACTTCGTCATTTTCCCATGTAACAGTAAGTATTATCTGCATTCCTCCTCCCCTCGTCATTTGTCCTCCTATTTATTAAGAATATTCTCTAGTGTATATGCACGTCCTGTGCCTCTATCGTGTTTAAAGTCTCTTCCACAGTTAGGACAATACAAATGTTCAATTCCCTCAAATGGTAATTTGCTTGTCATAATCATATACTTTCGCTTATTCCCACAATACGCACACTCAACCTCATAACTTGTTATGGTTGATCTTCGCCTGTTGATCTTTTCCACCAATCCGTTTGAGTTGGTTTGAGTTGGTTTGGGTTCCTTTTCCATGCGTATCTCCTTGATATTGCTTAATTTCAGTTTTCGTTTGAGTGTTTGGGTACCCCCCCCTATCTGTGAGGGAAAATAAATAAGTCTCGCCAGAGATACCCCTACCCACTCAAACGGTCAAACGTAGGTAATTAATATAAGTAATATATATATATATTATTATATAATTAGTAACTTACAGGTCATTTCATCAACGGATGAGTTACTCAGGATTTACCCAAACGAACTCAAGGTTTGAGTAAATCCGTATATCCGTATATGAGCATATCCTATATAGCACTAACTTGATCCAATATGCCACAGTACTTATCAAACACTTTATGCATTCCTTGCGAGCGTTTAATTTGATCTCCATAAAAGCTATTTTTAGCTACATGGGTAAAGGCGTGTTTCAGGTCAAGCATACTTTTGCCAGTTGTATTGTACTTGAAACTTGGTTTTCGCCATTCACCATCAACCGCAGTAATCTTTGTCTTTTGCAGACACCCCTCACGCACACATTCCATCATCAAGTGATCAGCTTGTGCATATGAAAGTTTCACGTCTCGATACCTATTATTACGATTGTGTAAATTAGTGTCCAGTTGCAGAATATCCCTGCTTAATTCGTCTATCCTGAGTTGTGCAGTATCACTAATATTCTTAGTGTGTTTGGTACCCGGTATTTCTGCTTCGATGAGAAAGGACATATTGTCGCATATGAAGAATCGGTCTCCTATCCCACCTCTGAGGCTAAATTTTTGAGAATTAGAATGTCTAAACCCCATGAACATTTCGTAATCCCCTTCAAAATTACCGTCTTTTCGGAGACCTAATGCTCCAAACATTTCAGTTCCCTTCTTGCCTGAAACGCCGTATTTCTCCCAAACAACAGAGTAATTGGTATTTTTAGCAACGGACTTTTTGAACATATCAGCAACTCTATGATGAGCAACTGGTCGATGTGTTGGACTTTGTGGCTCATAGTGTACTGAATTCATTGCCTGTAATTGTTCGTATGTCTGCGGTACAGCACCGCAGTGCAAAATGAAGTTACTCATACTTCCCCCTTTATTGGATTAATCGCATTATTTGCGATCTATGGAAGGGTTGATTCGTACTAGGCTGAACCCACCCCTGTGATGCCAATATCTCTGCGATCTTGGCGTAAGATTTTCTTTCCTTCCTTAACTTTCTAATCTTTTTCTGGAGCGTCCTGTATCTCATGACTCCATATATTTCCTTCAACGACTTTCTTCCCTCACATTTACCTGTCTCTTTCCTTTTTCGGTCTCTCGCCACTCTCATTCTTTGACATAGAACTGATTTCTCATACCCTGAGATACAGGCAAGGATTTGTCTAATCATGGTTAAACTTGGAGAGTCTCCAGAATAATAATCTGGTGCATCGACTGGTATTACTGTCAATCCCATCTCTTTAAGTTTTAAGAGGGAAACTTCCTGAACGATGACATCTCTTGAGAATCTTGAGGATGACTCCACAAGAATAGTATTACAGGAATTCTCAATACACCATTCTGCTAATTCTCCAAATCCCTTCCTATCCAAAGGCATATCTGATGCAGATACTGCTTGGTCATATGCCCCATTCACAATCTTGTAATCGTTTTGTTTGGCATACCTCGCCACAGCATCTTTCTGGCGAGATTCACTATCACCATCCAGATTGGTTGCACTTGAGGTGCGTATGTAAAT